ATTAATATATACCATCTATACTCAACAGTCAAGCAAAATATCAAAATATAATAACCACAAAACCCCACCAAATTAATGATGGGGCTTTTATTAACTTTAAATGGTGGGTCAAACCGGACTTGAACCGGTAACCAAAGAATTATGAGTTCTACGCTCTAACCATTGAGCTATTGACCCAAGTAAAACTGGAGCGATATCTCGGACTTGCACCGGCCTTGTGGACTGGAAGGCCCACCGTGCTCCTCATAGACACTAATATCGCATTAAAATTGGAGCGGGTCCGAACTTTGCATTTCGCCTTTTAGTCTGGTAGACTAACGTGCTCTCTTTACACCTGACCCGCATTAAATTCAAAAAATGGTAGGCAAGGTGGGATTCGAACCCACAACGTTTCTTAAGTAAGGGATTTTAAGTCCCTTGCGTTTCGCCAATTTCGCCACTTGCCCACTAAAAATTAGTTACAAAGAACTATTACTTACTACTCTTTTATCTTACCACATTTTCTTCTGAAGTCAACTGACTTTTCAAAAATTCTTGAAAATCTTTATCTTGATATGGACTCCAACCATTTTGCAATAAAATCAACAATTTTCTTGCTGTTCCTGTAACTATGCCATATCTCTTAGTTAGGAAGACTCTTCCGTAAGACTTTTTGTTTTTACCAAAAATAGGCCAGTTTTCTACAACATAATCATTATAAATATCAATTGCTTTTACCCAAGATTTTTTGTGACCTAAACCATTTCTCCACGGCGGACATCCAAAATTAGGATTTTTATCTCCTTTTTTAGCATCACTTAATTTTTTTAATATATCTTTATTTTCTTTGTAAAATTTCTTAATATTTTCCGTCATTCTTTTTTTAAGATTGTCATCCCATATTGTACATTTACCACACGCTCTGTTTAGACATTTTTCATCTTTCATTGATGATTTTATCAAATCTATTTCTTTATTAAGAGCATCTTCTTTTGAATCAAAAAGAAATAAAATTTCAGCATCAAAATATTCTTTTCCATTTTTCTGGATTAATTCGTGAACTAATGTAGATGAAGTAAAATAATCTTTCCACAAGTCTTGTTGTGGAGTTGATATATATCCCCATCTTACCCCGAAATAATATTCTTTATTTTTTGATGTTATCTTGTAGACATATGGTTTCATACTACTAATAAATAGTAGCGTCTACCATTAGAAGCGTCTACCAATTTAATTTTATTTTCAATGAACTATTAAAAATGGTGGTTCCGCCCGGATTCGAACCGAGACCGTGCTCAAATCTAGAGCTTATCAACGTTATAAGCGTTGCGTTCTACCGTTAAACTACGGAACCACTAAATGGTAGCGGGTGTGGGAGTCGAACCCACTATCTCACTGGTTATGAGCCAGGAATGATTTTCCGTTTCACTCACCCGCAAATTGTTTTGTTAAAGAACTAAAATGGTAGCTGGTATGGGTGCTGCCCCCACTTAACAAACCTTATGAGGATTCGTCGTTTGCTGAAACCCCAGCCACTGAAATGGTCGCTCGCCTAAGAATTTCACTTAGTTACCAATGGTTATGAGCCATCGTCAAATAATAACCTGCCGCCAGCTGTTTAAATTTAAAGAACTATTTTAAAAATTGTGTTGGGTGTAATTATTGAATACTTTATCCACCCAACAAACAAAGTATACCATTTGCTAACCCCGCAACCAAGAAGTTTTTTAAGAGAACTTCCAACTCTAGGGGTATTTTGGTTATGTACCCTCCACCATTCCGTTTCTTTTAAGCAACGGACAAACATAAAATGGTAGTCCATAGGAGAATCGAACTCCTCTCTCCGCCTTGAAAGGGCAGCGTCCTAACCGATAGACGAATGGACCGTTAAACTGGTAATATTCATTGAGTTACTTATCTACGTAAGCATCGCTGTGTTACCGACATTTTTCAGCACGACACACAGTTGTGTTTGGTTTAATCATTTAATTTGTTTAATGATGAAAGTCAAATTTTACACGGAAAAAATGCTTTCGTAATCAATCACGATACTAAAAAGTGTAGTAGTACCACAATATATAATTTACTTCGTTTATTACCAGTTAAAATGGTGGCCCCGGTGGGACTCGAACCCACGACCAAAAGCTTAAAAGGCTTCTGCTCTAACCAACTGAGCTACAAGGCCATTAAAATTTGTTAAAGAACTATTACTTACTACTCTTTTATCTTACCACGTTTTATTCTAAAGTCAACTTAAGTTTTCATTCTTTCGTTGGTGACTCCCTTTGATTAAAGGTCAAGGCAGTTCCGCCATACGTAGATGTTCTAGAGGAGTGCCACTCCCACCGTGCTGAAAGAACAAAATACTTATTACTTACTACTCTTTTATCTTACCACTAAAATTTCAAAGATCAACTTCTTTTTTCGAGAAGTTTTGAGGTAACATATATATATGTAAAATATATGAATACATTCAAAAAACAATATGTTTACAACTTCTAAAGTATATTTATAAGTAAATAACTTTTATTATGACTTTAGAAGAACAGAACAATAAATATAAAAATTGGTATTATCGTATAATCAATAATCGTTTAACCAATCCAATCTTAAATCAATATACAGAAACCCACCATATAATTCCAAAATGTTTAGGAGGGTCAAATTATTCTTCAAATTTAGTTAAATTGACGGCAAGAGAACATTATATATGTCATCTTTTATTAACTTCCGTATTTCCACCTTCTTCAAAAGAATATAAAAAAATGTGGAAATCATTTGCTTTAATGTCTTGGTATAAGAGTGAAAATCAATGTAGAGAATATAAAATAAATAATAGAATCTATCAAAAATTGAAAATTGAATTTAGTAAAATTCAATCATATTCACAATCGGGTACATCTAATAGTTGTTATGGAAAAAAATGGTATCACAATGTAGAATTAAAATTAAGCAATAAATTTTATACGGACAATGTTCCTATTGGATGGATTTCTGGCAGAGTGATTAACTGGGAGAAACATTTTTTACCAAAATTTGAATCAAAAGAAACAAAATGTGTTCATTGTAACAAACTATTTTTACCAAGAACTTCTATTCACAAATACTGTACAACCGTATGCGCAGATACACATCTTTATAATTCTAATACAAAGAAAATTATCATTGAAAAGAATGGCATCACCAAAGAAACTAAAAGAGAAAATTTACATATGTATAAAAAATACGGATGGAATTTAATAGACAGACTTTATGGAAATGGCGCTCCGGGAGGGAATTGAACCCCCATTTTCATCCAATTATGCACTTAGGGCTTAGAAGTCCCCGCCATTACCGGAGCGTTATAGTATAGTTTTTACTTGTTGTCGTTTAGTTCGTTACGAACTGATTTACCAAGTTCGGTCAGATTAAACAGTGGTTCGCCATCTTCGTTATGGCCTGATACATATAGTATGCCGTCAGCTACCATTTTGTCAACGGTTGTTTTTGTTTCTGTCAAAAGAATTTCGTTATAAATGACATTAGCTTCTGATTCATCACAGCTTGCTTCTTTCATAATTATTTGAATACAAGCTTCTTTTTCTTCGACTTTTACTTGCGCTTCAACTTTATCTATATCAAGGTTTGTACAATGATTTAATAGATCGTCGATTGACCCCGTGAAATTGTCAGTAATATACTTGTCCATATTTATGAATAATTAAATTAAATACCGTAGACTGGTACATTTTTGTAATATCGAACGGAACGATCAATCATCTTGTTTAGAATTTTGATTGTTGAAACAGGTACATTTGTTTTTGGACCCCAACCATTTTCAGCACGACCTAGAGCAATAGTGAGTGCTTTGCATTTATCGAATCGATCACCCGCTTTTGTATTGGTATGACTCCAACCAAATCGGATAGATCCATCGATTACTGTGGCAACTACCATACCACGGGGTTGACCATTGCGGTCACGTACCAACTGTTTGAGTGTAGTATCTTTCATATAACCTTTATTTAAATGTTTAATTTACTTTTTTTCGACGTAGCGTAGTAGATCACGATTTGGTTCAGTACCAAACTTTTCATCTACCGCTTGTTTGATAGCAGCTTTATAGTAATATTCTGCGTATAGATCTGTTAGTTGTAAATTTTTACTTGCGATTTTCGCTTTAAGATTGTTAATTACTGTTTGAGTTGTCTTCGTCTTCATATTTTGAATTGTACCGTGATGGTTTTACCTCAGTGTTTTGCCACTTTTTGTTAACCTTTTTGGTTGATTTGTTGCGCCAATTTCCTTCACTGCGTGAACGACGATCTTTGAATGACTTTCCCATATACTACTTTTAAAAATAAATAGTGGTAGAAAAAGGGATTAACAAGTTTTTTTTATTAATCCCTAATCTAGATACTGTTTAATTTGCAGAAGTCTGAGTAGATTCAACAGTGGTTGATGTGACAGCGGGAGTTGCGTCATATGTATATACTAGACTTGGCTTACCTCGCTTACCAGTCTTTTGCGACCCACTGATCTTGTATCGTCCAGCGGATACACTTCGCTTAACGTGCATCCGAATTGTTGGCGCCTTCACAGTTGAGTTGATATTAACCAGATCAACAATAGTGAAATTGCGATCAGTGATTTCGTTTACTACGGTTGCCTTACGGCCTGTCTTGTTCTTGTTCATATTTTTTGTTTTTTGTTAATGTTTACCGACTACAAACTTATCTTACCACGGCTTTTGAAAAATGTCAACGTTCTTTTTTTAATTCTTTCGAGCAGCCTCAAAAACGAGAGCATTGGTCAAATCGCCAAAACCATAACGCTTGCCGTTGCGATCAAACGTAGTATCGTTGTTTTTGTTGTAAGAACCTACGTTCTCACCATTGGGGCCGTGTGCATAAATTACGCTACCACTATCCTTAACATATCCAATTCGGATATTTTTACCATCCATAATGTATTTTGTACTCATATAATTTTAATTGTTATCAATATAGTTGCGATAAAATCCCATTACAATTCCGCTAGTGGTACCCACGTTAAGTGATCGTACACTACCATATGCTGGAATAGTGATGACAGTTTCAGCATTGTCAAGAATGTAATCACTCAATCCGCTCTTTTCTTCGCCAAATACAAACATTGGCTTATCTACACCACTGAATACCCAGTGATTAAATATGGAAACAGTTTTATCACTATACTTGGGAATATTGTTTTCTACAGCGAGTAGTGTATAACCATTATCATTTACATACTGTACGAATTCTTCTTCAGTCTTAAGATGATTTAAATCGGTATAATGATGTGTACCAACAGTACCACGACGATCCCACTGTTTGCTTCCGCCTACATACATTGCTTCCTTGAAGCCAAAGAAGTTGGCATTACGGACTAAAGTGGATAGATTAAAATCGCCATTAACGTGCATCATAGCAACGCTAGCATCAATACAATTGTTTTTACAGTAGGACTTAATATCGTCCACGGAACTGTTCTTTAAGTGATCCAAAACGTTCATAGTAAGATTACTATACCACGAACTTTATAATAAGTCAACTCTTTTTCTTGATTGTCTTTTTGACCTTATTATCAGTCTCGGACACGTATTTATTTGGGGGGTTTGAAACTGTTGATTTGGAGTTAGCGTACTCTTTTTCAGCTTCTTCAATTACAGCTTTAACAAAATCTGTAAGTAGACCGCTCCAATTATTGCGGGTACTATCCTCTACAATTGCCAACTGTTTCCAACGTGGCATTTCATTGAATTTACGTTGATATACTGTCTTATAAAATGATGCCGTCATATAGTATAAATATTAAAACGAAGTACTCAAACGACTGGCATATGCCATATTACTGGCTTTTCCTTTACGATATGATACTTTGGTATAGTTATCAAATGCTTTCTTTGTAGTGATCACAATGCTACCCGCAGTTTTGTGTCCAAAATGTAAATATCCAAACTTTTGACTACGTTTAGCGGATTTGTCACCACATGTCAAACAAATTTTGTAACCAAGTTCATATCGTTCAGAATGAATTTCATTGCCACATCCACATTTAATCATATATAAAAAGTATATACGACGATTTGGTGGATGTCAATAAAAAAAGCGTACCACTCGGTACGCTTGAGATTTTAGTTAGTTGGTTCGTGAGGATAATCTCCTCGTAGACGTTCAAGTTTTAGCTCCAGATTAACAAGTTGTCGTTTAGTATGTCGTAGTTCGGATTCAAGTTCAGTGAACTTTCTGAGGTTTGAATCTAAAATATAGTCTGGATCTGAATGTTCCCTATTCTTAATATCTTCTGATAGCACGCATCCAATATGATTTTTGCCAAATAGATACTCACAGTCATCATTATACGTATTTTTACCACAATGATCACATATCCATTGTGATTTTCGTTCATTAGTAACAATACCATCCAATCTATTTAGTGTTTCTACTACATCGTTATTGGATGTTTCATTGATAATGTCATATGCCCAGTTCAATGCATTATCTTCACGATCTTTTAGTTCTGGGTAGATTTTAATTAATTCTTGTTCAATTAACTCAATATATGGGTCAATTTGTTCTGATTGAACACTTCGAATTTTCTGTGCGTAAGTAATAATAATATTTTTACTTACTATATTTGGTGTATGTTTCATATGTTTATTTAGTTTTTGTTAGAGCTTTTAATACTTCTTTTACTGTAAAGTAAAATACAAATGGTACCAATATCACAAAGAATATTGTGAGTACTATCAATAGGACTATTGCAAATATACTACCAAATACTAATCCAACTGTCAAGTCTATAACTTTATTCATTTTTCAAAAATCTATTGTAAATTAATTTGCCTAAATTAGCTGCAAATTTACGTGCTTTCTTTTCTGGTAAATCATATAAGTGTGCATGAAATACTTCTTCAATCAATACATTAAGTTGTCTACGTGTTAATAATGTTGGATCTACAAGTATTTCGGGATTTTTAATATCTGGGTTATCACACAAACCAGAAGCATTATATTTACCCGACGGTTTGTTATAATTGACTGTATATTCAATACCTTCAAAGTTTTTGAACTTCATTTAGAAAATCCTTTAATTGTTTTTGGTTTTCGGTATTTAAGATGATAAAATCAGACCAAGGTTTGCCATATCTTAGAATTTGCCAACACCATCTTAGTCTTTCTGACCAACATAGTGTTCTGCCATTGAGTCCTCGTTCAAATAAACTCAAAGATACTTCTTCTTCATCTTTGAATTTTTCTACAAGAAGTCCGTGTTCAAAACAATCACAAATTAGAAATATTGAATCTTGATCTTTCATATACTTAGTATACGTTCCAATTTCCAAACTTTAGCAATCAAAAAGGAACCAAATTTATATATCAATCTACAGATAAATCTAATAATTTTATTATATGGTTTGATGATTAATTTATAAAACATAGCAGATTCAACCGCTTTTTGTTTTTTGAGTTCTTCCATATGTTGTTTATGGAGTTCTTTTCTTTTGGTGTTATCGTTTATTTCAAACTTAATTAATTTAATCTTGTCAATAACTCCGTCAATAAATACAACTTCAAATTCAACCCAATAGTCATATACACCGCCATCATTATTTTGATAATCATACATACGAATGGTTCTGGTTGTTTTTACATGAGTCCACCAATGTTTGATTTCTTTTATAATACCAAACTTTTCAGAAAACGTTTTACCATTTGGATCACCTTCAATGTGTTCTCGTTCGCATTCACGCAACCATAGTGTGCCATCTTCACGGATTTCATAAGAATCCAATCCGCAATCTAAATCTTTGGTTTGAAATCCATTAGGAATATATCCCTTAGTATCTTCCGGAAACGGAAGTGGATACTTACATACTATGTCATCGAACATTCCCATAAATTAGTTTCCTTGATTTTTGTGTTCTTGAATATCATAAAGAAAATTACGAAATAAAACGTAATCTTCAACGTCTACTTGTTTTTCACCATCAAGTTTCCAATATTTAATATAGTCTAAGATGGTATTAACATAATAACCTGGAATGGTAATTGTTTTACCATCAAACTTAAGATCATCGTGTTGAATAATGGCGGGGGGGGTCGCTTTATCTTTAATTGTTAGTTCTACTTCCATATAATAAAAGTCTACACCAAACTATGGATTTTGTCAATATAAAAAATTATTTCAAAATATAAAAAATAGATATAAGGGATGAAGGGAATTATTTTAGCGGGGGGTACTGGCAGTAGATTATATCCATTAACCAGTACGATAAATAAACAATTATTGCCTGTATATGACAAGCCAATGATTTATTATCCATTTTGCACATTATTATCGTGTGGCATCAAAGATTTCTGCATTATTTCTTCTCCTGAACATTTACCTTCTTATGAAAAGTTATTTGAAGACGGCAGTCAGTTAGGTGTTAAAATTACTTATAAAGTACAATATAAGCCCAGAGGCATAGCTGAAAGTTTTATTATAGCCGAAGACTTTATTGATGATGATAATGTTGCTCTTATACTAGGAGACAATATATTCCACGGAATGCCCAGAGTCAAGCCTTTACTTGAAGGAGCGGTTATTTTTGGTTATGAAGTTAATGATCCTAAAGCTTATGGAGTTATTGAATTTGATAATGAAGACCGTGTAATAAGCATAGAAGAAAAGCCTGCTGAGCCTAAAAGTAATTATGCGGTACCAGGCTTATATTTTTATGATAAAAAGGTAGTTCAGTATGCTAAATCGCTTAAACCTTCCAGTCGAGGTGAAATTGAAATAACTGATTTGAACTTAATATATCTTGACAAGAAGCAGCTTACCGCTGTAAAATTTGCTAAAGGCACTGCGTGGTTAGATGCTGGAAGTGCTGAAACATTATTTGAAAGTGGTGCTTATATACAAACTATTCAATCAAGACAAGGAATTAAAATAGGATGTATAGAAGAAGAGTGCTTCAAGCGCAAGTATATAAGCAAAGAGCAGCTTAAAGCGCTTATAGAAAAATTACCAACTAGTGAGTATAAAAAATATTTAAATAAATTATTATGATTATATTATTCGGATCAAATGGTTATGTAGGAAGTGAATTTAAAAAGCAATTAGCTGAATTAAAGCTACCTGTTTTTCTTTGGCCAAATGCAAAAACTACTACTTTTGCAGATTTAGAAAAATGGTATGATGAAACTGGTTATCCGCTTATAGGCGCTGTAATAAATGCTGCTGGATATACTGGTAAACCCAACGTGGATAACTGCGAATTACACAAGGATGACACTATTCACGGCAATATTGTATGGCCGCAAATATTAACTGATTGGTGTATGTTAAACGATATACCATTAGCGCATGTTTCAAGTGGTTGTATATATGAAGGTAGACGTGTTGATGGTACTCCTTTTACTGAAGAAGATGCGCCAAACTTTAGTTTTGCGCAAAATAACTGTAGTTTTTATAGTGGTACTAAAGTAATAGGTGAGCAAGTGGTGAAGAAGTGGGAAAAGCACTATATTTGGAGACTGCGGATTCCATTTGAAGAGTTTGATAATTCTAGAAATTATATAAGTAAAATATTAAAGTATGAGAAACTATTGGATGCTGAAAATAGTGTAAGTAACAAACAAGAATTTGTAAGTGCTTGTATTCAAACTATTATTAAACAGGTTCCATATGGCACGTACAATGTGACTAACGGCGGTTATATCACAACTAAGAGTATGACAGAAAAGTTTAAAAATACAATTGCAAAAGATAAAACTTTTAACTTCATAGAAGAAGGTGACTTTTATAAGAATGTAGCTAAAACACCCAGATCCAATTGTGTGATGAGCAATGAGAAATTGTTATCAACTGGAATTAAAATGAGAACAGCAGATGAAGCAATTGATTATTGCATTAATAATTGGACCATATGAATATATTAGTAACAGGTGGATGTGGATTTATTGGAAGTCACTTTATAGAAGAAATTCTAAAAAGAGATGATGTTGTTATGATATACAACATTGATTGCGGTACTTACGCAGCAAATAAAAAACTCCCTTTTCAAAATGATCCTAGATATCGTAGACTATCACTGGACATCGCTGCACCTTATTTTCCAGATCAAAAGAAATATATTGATTCGTTAAACTTAGATTATGTAATTCACTTTGCGGCTGAATCACACGTGGATAATTCTATTAAAGGCCCAAAAAAGTTCATTGAAACAAATATTATCGGAACTTTTAATTTATTGGAAATATTCAAGGGTACAAATATAAAGAAATTTATTCATATATCTACGGATGAAGTGTATGGTTCATTAAATCACAAAGAATCATCTTTTACAACGGATAGTCCTTACCGAGCAAATAATCCATATGCTGCTACTAAAGCTGCTAGTGATTTATTGGTTAGAAGTTATAACAAAACTTACAATTTTCCATCAATAATTACTAACTGCAGCAACAATTTTGGATCCAGACAATACACTGAGAAAATGATTCCTGTATGTATTCAGAAATTGATTAATAAAGATTTTATACCTTTATATGGCAACGGTTCAAATGTAAGAGATTGGATCTATGTCAAGGACCACGTTAATGCAATTATATGCGTACTATTAGATGGTAAAATAGGAAATCAGTATTTGATAGGTTCTGATAACGAACTGTCTAACTATGATCTAATACACACGATTAAAGATGTATACAGTACTATAACTGGTATAGAAGTAGACTGGGAGTGGTTTAAATATGTTGAGGATCGCAAAGGACACGATGGTAGATACGGTATAGACAATCGTGATTTCAAGATGGAGTTTCCTCAATTTAACACAACTAAATTTGATATTGCTATTTTGGAAACGGTCAAATCATATTTATAATATGTGCCCGTTAGAATTTATTCTAAAGAAGCCAAGGACTTAACGCTCTTTGAAGAAAAGAGCTGTGGAAAGTTAGTGTCTTCAGGATCAATATATTCGGTGTATGTTGAATGTTGTACCCCAGATAAAAAAATACCAAATAGAGTATACTTAGCCAAAGAGAATGGTAAAATAGTAGGATGGTCTATTATACGACTAAAGAAAAAAATAGGTGTTAGAGGATATTTTGAATTTATGGTATATATCAAACGTCTTTATAGACGAGCGGGTATAGCAACAAAGATGTACAAACGATCCCGTAAATACTTCAACTTGGAAGACGATGATATAAAGGTATACAAAACAGATAAAGCCAATATCAACTTCTTTGACTCTGTTATGGAGTCATAGATTTTTATTGTATATAAATAATTTTGGATTGCCGTATCCAAATTTCTTCACCAATTGACCAGCCACACTATTAGCTTCATCTTCAATTTCGCCGCCTACGTCTTGAGTAGGTTGTTCTAACTTACCACCTTGGTTTTGATGATGATGTATTAATTCGTGTGCAATACTACGTAACACATCAGCTAAACCACGATCTTTACAGTATACTTTTACAGTTCCATTTGACACATCGTAATAAGCATATGTTTTCAAATCATCATCACGTTGATTTACCAGCTTAACTTTGAATGGCTGAGTCAAAGAAAGTTCTTCTTTGACAAACTTGATGAACTTAACAATTGTGTATTTGTTTAACTTATCCATATTAAAGACCTGCTTCTTTATAAGACATCTTAACTTTACCCTCATCGATCAAACGTTTACGATTAAGTTTGTGTTGATCTATTACATTATTTTTATTTTCGCCTAGATATCCAACTGCATATCCATTTTTGATCAAAGACTCATTTAACACTTCTTTGGTTTCTGGATTTATAACATCCCCAAGAATTCTACCAAATTTCTCAGAAGAATCTGGCTTTTGTGTACGTACAATTACGTGTTTATTACACGATTCTACAAATTTCTTGGTGTATTCTTTACTAATTAATCCAAAAACTTTTTCAATTTTGTCGGTTGTACGACTTTCAGGCGTATCAACACCCGCCAATCTTACACTTTGATTGGACAGTACTACATCGAATCCTAGGTCTATATCGATAACGATTGTATCTCCGTCTACAATGTTAGTTACTGTTGCATGATATTCGTATGGCATATTATGACAATGTTAACAAATATTTTAGTTTATGTAATTGAGCCAACATTTCGTCTCGGATATTAAACAAATCTGTATCAGTTTCTTCTAAAGACTTAGTCAATTCATTTATCAAATAATCAATATATTTGTCCACGAAATCTGACGCGGAGATATCTTTGTAATTAGACAATTCAATTTTAAAGCCATCTTTACTTTCAATTCTTCCATATTTACCCATAAACACTTCGACAAACTCGTCGATCAATTCTGAGAATTCATTATAGGCACCGCCGAGAGCTTGATGTTCAGCATAACTTTTAGTTTGCCAGTGATGTATTTTTAACTGGTTGTGTAAAGTAAGTAAGTTTGTTACTATCATAATAGATATAAATATCATATTCAGAATAAAATAACCAAAACAAAAATAAATCGATTATTTATATTTAATGAAAGCAGTTATATATTTTGTCTTTAAAGACACCGAGGATAATTACATAGAAGATATTCAAAAACAACTAACTTATGATGTTAATCAATTTATTATTACCGACGTGACTAATCCAAACAAATCAATTTATAATAAAATTGAAAATATTTTTTATTTCAAAGATATGACATCGTGTTTAAACAATTTGACATCTGTATTGACTTATCTTGAAATCTTTAATTACAAAGAAATAATGTTATTGAATCCAAATAAATCTTACGACGCGTCCCAATTGGTATATAAAGATATATTAACTGTTAAAGAAGAGTTCGCCGTTATAAATAAAATTTTGTGAAGCATCGAACGTTTTAACAACTTTATTATTTATTACAACCTTTGTATTGCCAATTAAATGTGGGTCTATATGATTATAATACCAACATCCTGGGTAAATGGTGATGTCTACGAAACAAGCGTCTCCCACGTATAATTTTAAATTCACAGGTTCAGCCAACAAAACAGTTGAGTAATAAAAAACAGGTTTATGACTGGTTATATCATATATGAAATTACATCTAGCATCGTCAATTAAATTTGTATAAGAATATACTTGATTGAGAGACGAATATTTAAATATATCGTGTAGACTTGCAGTTTCTTCTAATATCTTACAGTTCTCAGATTTGTACTTAGTAACCAATTTAGTAAAAACAGTTTCAAAAAATTGACCGTAAATATTAACATCATTATTTTTATATTCATACTCAGTATAAGCAGCATTTTTTATAATATCAAACATTGTGTTTACTTTGCCAATATTGAAATAAGTTGCATACACCTGTTCGTTAGATGTTAACAATCTGTTAAAACAAAAAGTAATTAAATCATATTCTTTTAATTTGTCGATGTAATTTCTTACATTGCAAAGATCGTGATCATGTATAAAGTGATCATCTTCAATGTAAAAATAATTTTCATATCCAAGACATTTAGCATAACTTACTAAAGAACGATAATTGCGAAGCAACGATGGAAAATGTGTATCGTGATAAAACATTACTTTATGATTTGAATTTGTATCATACATAAAATAACCACCGCCTGATGATTTATAATAATCAAAATAAAACTTCTTGTCACATTTATGACTTGTGTAGTCATAAATCAAATGTTTTGATTTTTCTACAATGTAAGAAGACAATAAGTCTGTGGTAGATAAAGTTATTATATCATAACCCAGATTTTCAAGTTGTTTGAAATTCTTCAAACACATTTTTGATCTATTAACCGAATTTGGACTGGTTAAAAACAATATAACATTTTTAGACATAACCTAGGTAACCACTTCAACTTTACATTTGGTTCTATTAAAAAATCCTTCGTCGATCAAATATTTAACAGTCAAATCACAACGAGTTTTAAAATCATAAAAAGCAATTTCAGATGGCTTCCAGATACGAATAGTGTTGGTATCTTTTATTTCAAATTTTATACCATTTACATATCCCGTCTTTTTAGCGCCGCTGAACATTGTTAATAAATATCTTGATATAGTTGAAGGACATTAAAATATAGTTAACATTCAAATATAAAAATTTTGATAATCAGAAAGTACAATTGACAAACTATATATTGAAAATGAAAATTGAGTTACAACGTTATTTAAAGAAAAAGTTTCCAGAGTTATATCCGCCGGACTTTTCATTTGAATGTAATGATGGTTGGTTTAGACTTTTATTGTGGTTAAGTCGATATCTAGAAATGTATATCACTCAACAGAATGAAATGGCTAAATCACATCCACAAAACTATCTACCTGTAAAACAAATTGTTGCTAGACAAGTAAAACAAAAGTTTGGCACATTAAGATTTTATTCTGACGGCGGAAATCAGCACACTGAGACCGTAATTGATTATACAACATTTATATCTGGTTATATTTGTGAACAAACTGGAAATACTATTGACGTTGGTTATAACCACAATGGATCTGTAGAAGTACTACATAAAGATTTAGCCAAAAATAAAAATGATTTTAACTTCGTTGATGACGAAGAGTTACGAACAATACTAAAAACATATGACCAAAAAATTAATGCTCAACAATGATGATATATCTGACGTATCATCTGATAAACAAAAATACGTATCTGTCATCGACAATAACGAGTTATACTTTTATAATGACGTAAATGTAGAATCTGCATTGGTGATAAACAAAACTCTAAGTGATCTAGCTAGACAATTACTAATAGCTAAAATTACATTTGATCTACAAGAAACGCCACATATCAAATTGCACATAAACAGTGATGGTGGAGAAGTATTTGGTGCTTTGAGTATTGTAGATAGAATACAAGCATCCAAAGTACCTATACATTCATATGCAGAAGGATTAGTAGCAAGTGCTTCTACACTTATCAGCGTAAGTTGTCATAAACGATACATACGTAAAAATACCATTTTATTGATTCACCAAGTAAGAAGTTGGTTTGAAGGTACATATGAAGACTTTAACGATGAAAAACAAAATATGGATTTGATAATGAAAGTTGTAAAAGGCATATATTTGAAACATACCAAATTTACCGAAGATGAATTAAACACACTATTAAAACGTGACCTTTATCTAAATGCGGAAGATGCTATTAAGTACGGACTTGCTGATGAAATCATCTAGAGATAAAGAGGGATACGTATATATAATTAGCAATAGTAACTTTCCAAGTTATTATAAGGTGGGTGTTACTAATGATATAAAGGCGAGATTACGTACTTATCAAACAGCTTCCCCACTACGTAACTATAGAATTGAGTATTATGTTCATCACCCAGATTGTTATGATGCCGAAAAGAAAATAGCTGAAAAGTTAAGATACTTTGCTACAGACATCAAGAACGAATGGTTCAGATGTGATCTGGAAATTGTCAAGGGTAGATTGGATGAAAGTTTAGAACCCGAAGAAAATGTGTTGACGTTTATAAAAAGGGGTGTATAGTTATAGCATAGTTATGAACACAATAGCTAATAAATTAATCTGTTTAAACCTAAATGCGAACTGGCAACCAATTGGTTTCAAAACCGTAAAAGATGCAATTGTTGATCTTTGTGGTGGTGAAGCCGACGGTAAATCTTCTAGTTTGGCCTTGGACATTGATTACGAGTTGCTTGAGAATGGAGAACCAAATCTTTCAGCTCCCAAGAATATGAATCCTATCAGTTGGACAGAATGGTTGAAACTGCCTATTCGGCCGTGGGATTTGGTTATCAATTCCGCTCATATGTCTGTACGTGTACCGACTGTGATCATCGCTGTTAATTTCAATAAAATGCCTGTAAAGTCATTTAGAGGAAAACCCAGCAAAGACGCAATCTACACCCGTGATAACGGTATTTGTCAATACACCGGTAAAAAGATTGATCGTAATTCAGCTACAGTCGATCATATTCTACCTCGTAGTAAGGGTGGTGAAGATAGTTGGACTAATCTTGTGTTGTGTTCACGTGATATTAACTCTAAGAAAGGTAATAGACTGAATACAGAAGTTGGTTTGAAATTGATCAAACAACCAAGTATCCCACAACCAATTCCAGTATCAGCACTAATTAAAGAAGCAAAACACAAAGATTGGGAACACTTTTTGATGGGAGTTTAAACATATATCACATAGTTTTAAAATTTACAAATATATAATCTTAACCGATTATATATTTTTTTTGCATCGTTATGAAAAAAAACAAAACCCTCACCATCAATATCAATGGAAATGAAGTCGTTTTAGATGAATCAAAAATCAAATTTTATTTATCCGAAACAAAAAATAAAACCGTAAACAAAGATAAAATTGAAAAGTTTTTTACAAACTTAGGTGTTATTTTTAATAAACATAATGAATCTAATTGATATTTATTGTTGTGAATCAATACGACAAATTTTTATTAGAAGCCTATGCCGGCGGATTACGTGCGTGGTTTGGCAAAGGTGGAGCAGGCAGTAGTTCTGGTGGTGGATGGGATCGATATGATAGTAGTGGTAAAAAAGCTGGTAAATGTGGTGACGCTAAACAAGGAAGTAGTTATAGTGCTTGTTTGGGTAAAAAGTATGTGAGTAGACTGAGAGCAAAAGGCGGAAAAAAAGCAATTGCTAATTGGGTTAAAAGAAAGAAGTCAGCACAAAGAACAGCTGGAAGAGGTGAAAAAGGCACTGGTGGTAAAGGTCAGTCTCCAGTAAGAGTAAGTTACAAAGAATCATTGAGTGAGATATTTGTAATTGATCAAAAACAAGGTCTTAAAAAAGATTTAATTGATTTTTTAAGACAAGAATTTCAAGACGGTCATTTAAAACCTATTCACGGTGGTATAAGTACAACCGAATTCAAACCAGAAGATTGGTTAGAAGCCATTGCGGATTATACAATCAATCATTTGATTAATTATTTTGAAACCATACGAAGTCAAACAGAACGAAATATATGTTCGGCTGTACCTATGGTATCCAATTAAGATTATAATATTAATTAGTGTTGAACATTACATATTTATATAGTAATATAAGAAATATATGAGTTACTATATCAAAGACACAACGATAAACAAAGTCATAACATTTAATGACATAAACGAAACGGTTAATTACCTAGAAAATTTATGCATTAAGAAAAATAGAAAGAGTCGCAAAGACTTTATGTATGATATGTCTGAACTTGGACATGGTTATGATGATCCACAAGGTATAAATTTTACCAATTTGATGAGTGATCATTTCGAAGTTGGAGCACTTAAAAAAGATGGTAAATTAGTACGAACCAACATTCACGAATTGGCTAGAAATAACAAATACCGAAACGAAATGGGAGATTAATTTATGATTAACTTGGATATCAAGTGGTCAGATCCAGTTCAAATCGAAAAAAACGGAGACGTAACGTTTCAACGTGAGTGGACAATTACTCCATCTTACCTCAATCAGTTTTTTGCTTATTGGAAGGTAAACAAATTAACTTTGAAAAGTAAAGGTTACGGTGTCGTTAAACGAGAACAAGGATGGATTCTTACACAAACCAATGATAATCCAACGTTATTCAAAGATCCAATAGAACACAAAAAAAAGGTAGAAGAATCACTACCATTATACGAAGTAAAAAATCCAGATGGATTACGAGCTTGGCAAGTTGGAGCTGTTGGTAAAATAGTATCGTCACTCAAAAAATGGGGTGCTGCAGTTGATGGGAGTGACGTAGGCATCGGCAAAACATATACGGCGACTGCTGTTGCTAGAGAACTAAATATGGACATTATGATTGTGTGTCCTAAAGCGGTTAAAGAAAGTTGGAAACGTGTTATTAAAAATCACTTTAAGATGTGGGGTAAATGTGTAGGTATTATTAACTATGAAGCTCTACGCACAGGTAAAACAGATAATATATTCGCTTCATATGTACGACGTAGAGATACCCACCGTAAAGAATTCGTCTGGAAAGTACCAAAAAATACTCTTATTATTTGGGACGAAGCTCAAAAACTAAAGAATGCTAAGACCAAAAACAGTGAAATGTGTATGGCAGCACTTAAACAAGGTTACAAGATGGTATTTTGTAGTGCTACTATGGCTACTAATCCACTTGAACTACGTACAGTTGGTCAATGTATTCAATTGTTTAAGAACAACAAGCAGTATTATGAATGGGCATATGCTCACGGCGTTGTAAAAGGTAGATTTGGAATGGAGTTTCGTGGTAATGTAGATGCTTTAAAGAAACTAAGCAATGACATATTTGTTAATAGAGGAGTTCGCCTTAATCGTGATTCCATCCCTAACTTCCCAGAAAGTCAAATTATCGCTGAATGTTATGAAATGGACAAAGAAGACCAAGACAAAATTAACTCAGCTTATGAAGAAATGCAACTTGAGTTATTGAAAATTGAAAAACTACTCAAGAAAGATAAAAAGTCAACAGAACTAACAGCAATATTGAGAGCTAGGCAAAAAGTAGAAATGATTAAGGTGCCATTATTTGTTGAAATGGTTGAAGATGCTCTAGAAAATAATATGAGCATCGTTGTGTTCTGTAATTTCACAGAGACAATAGAAGCACTTAGTCAACGATTGAATACTAAATGTATTGTTAACGGTGAAGCAAAATACGCAAAAGCTCGTCAACAAAACATAGACGATTTTCAGGCAGACAAACAACGGGTTATATTGATAAATCTCGCTGCGGGGGGTGCTGGTTTGAGTTTACACGATGTTACTGGTAAGTATCCTCGTTTAGCTTTGATCAGTCCGTCTTACTCGGCTGTTAATATGAGACAGGCAACGGGTAGAGTATGGCGTGACAGTGCAAAAAGTAAAAGTATACAGAAGATTGTGTTTGTGTCAGGCACAGTTGAAGAAAAGGTATGTAACAGTGTAAATCAAAAGTTAGCTAACTTGGATTTACTTAACGATGGAGATATGAATTATGATAAATAAAAATAACTACTGGGTTAAATCTGCAAATTGGTCTATGACAATACAAATTGATGAAACTATATTTGATGATCCTCATATAGAAGCATGCACTAGATGTATAGAAACCAAAATTAAAAAGTTAAAAGAAGAAGATGATTTTTTGGTAAATCCCATAATGATTGTTAAATCTTTAAAAAGAAAAAATAGTAAAGAAAAAATAGTAAATACCTATAAAGTACTTTTAAACGCATCATTTCCATTTAGAGCAGAAACTCTACGTAGAGTATTTTATGATAGTACCGACGTAGATTTAGCTAAAGAACCATTATCATCATCTAAATACTAATGGAACCTATATTTGACAACGAACAAATAACTCGACGGTTAAACGAACTTGAAGATCTTAAAACCAAAGTCGAAAAATTATTATCATTGAGTAAAATTGGAGAAGATGTACGTATTGAAATTGAAGAAGTACGAATGTTACAATCCAAGGGCATTATTATTCCACATTTAGAAAAACAATTTGCTGATCAGTTGTATCCCAAACGACCAACCGATGGTAAAAAAAGAAAACCCATCAATGAATCTGAAATATTAGAAGCGATAGAAAAAACAAGATCAGCTAGAAAAGCAGCAAAATTTTTAGGAGTAAGTTATCCCACTTTTAAAACGTATGCCAAAAAATATGGCGTACATAAAACAAAAGGATGGCCTATTACAAAAAGTGTACATATACGTGGGCCAATTAGTCCATATAGAGGAAAATATCCAATTGACGATATATTGGACGGTAAACATCCTGAGTTTCCAGTACATAGACTAAAAGATAAGTTAATTAGATCCAATATCAAAAAAGCACAGTGTGAACAATGTGAATTCAAAGAAAGACGTATAATTGATGGAAAACTACCATTATTATTGAACTTTGAAGATGGTAATAGTAAAAATCATAAATTAGAAAATATGAGATTACTTTGTTACAATTGTACGTTTACAAGTGGTAAAGGTTATATCAGTAAAGGACCAAAAATATTTGATCCTGATATATTACAAGATAGCAAAAAGATTTTGCGTCAACGATTTTAACACTCATATTTAATATTATAATGAATAATATAAAACATCTATTATCTCAAAATGGCATACTAACATCATTCAATATATGTAAAAAAGTAAGTCCTACAAAAATAAATAATATAAAAAAGAAACTATTAAAAACAGGAATACCCGAAGATAAAATCGAGAATGAACTGTATAAACACATTATAAGTAAACATATAGATGATTCAACTATTGAAGATATACCGGGCATAATATTAGATGGCGTACCACCAAAAATTAAAATTAAACCGACTGTTCAAAAGAAAATAGCTTCAACCTCAAGTGAAATTAGTGAATATTTTAAAAAGAATAAATTTACCAAAGAAGAAATAATATTATACATACAAGCTGTATTTTTCCTCTGTGGCATCACAAATGACGACGTTTCAGAATTTAAAGAAAAATATAATATTAATAACGACAATGATGAAGACTATTTAGATGAAGAGGATGATGACGAAGGCGAAGACGAAGAATCTGGTTTTGAATGAAAAAGCTTATGGAAATATATAATATTAATGATGTTGTTCCTTTTACGGAAAACAAGACAGTTGTATTTGTTACAGGCGTAACTGGCCAAGATGGCAGTTTTATGGTAGATTATCTGTTAAAAAATACAGACTATTTTATTGTGGGTGGTGCTAGAAGACTGAGTATCAAAAATCACGAAAATATTAGACACTTAGAAAACAATCCAAGATTTAAGATAGTTAACTTTGATTTGAGTGATGCACATAGTATATCCAAAATAGTAGAAAAACTAAAACCAGAGTACTTTATTAATTTGGCAGCACAGACGTTCGTTGGTTCTAGCTGGGACTTTCCAGCTCAAACTTGGGAATGTAATACTACTGGGATAATTCATATTCTAGAAGCTATTCGTCAACACAAATCAACTTGTAGATTTTATAATGCGGGATCATCTGAAGAATATGGAAATGTGGTTTACTCACCACAAGACGAAAACCATCCCGCTAAACCTCGTAGTCCATATGGTGCTAGTAAATCTGCAGCTAGACAATTGGTTAAAGTATACAGAGAAAGTTATAACTTGTATGCTGTACAAGGGTTGTTATTCAATCACGAAGGCACTAGAAGAGGTGAAGAATTCGTCACTCGTAAAATTACAAAGGGAGTAGCTAGAATCAAAAAAGCTATAGTTGAAGGTAAATCATTTGAACCTATTGAATTGGGTAATGTAAAAGCCAGAAGAGATTGGAGTGACGCTGAAGACTTCGTTGACGGTATCTGGAAGATGTTAAACCAAGAAACACCAAATGAATATGTATTATCTAGCAATGAAACACATACAATTGCTGAATTTGTATGGTACGCATTTAAAGGGGCTGAGATCGAAGGTGCATGGCATGGACAAGCTGAATCTGCTGAATTTAGTATTAGTACAAAAGATGCAAACAAATATGAACCAGTATGTTCTGTTTTGGTAAAAATCAATCCTAAATTTTATAGACCCGCTGAAGTGGATTTATTACTAGGGGATAGCACCAAAGCTAGAAATGAATTAAAGTGGAAACCAGAAACTTCATTTGAACAACTGGTTGAAAAGATGGTTAAAAATGACTTAAAACAAATTGGACTATGAGTGACTCTTATACATTATATAATGAAACGGTAATGGATCATTTTATGAACCCAAGAAATATGGGCGATATAAAAGACGCAGATGCTACTGGTGAAGTAGGCGCTGCAGCGTGTGGTGATATTATGAAGATCACTCTTAAAATTGATGATGCTACACAAACAGTAACCGATGCAAGATTTAAGACATTTGGATGTGGTAGTGCGATAGCTGCTTCCAGTATGGCTACTGAATTAATAAAAGGTCGTAATATAGAAGAACTTCAGAAAAATTTTAACAATGATGATATTGTTACTGCGTTGGGCGGCCTCCCCCCAGTGAAAATTCATTGTAGCGTTTTGGCCACAGAGGCGCTTAATGCAGCGTTAGAAGATTACAAAAAGAAAAGGAATATAAATTATGTTTAACAATAAAATACAAGGGATGAATCAAACGCCAAATGTTAACTTTGGACTAAAAGAGACACAATCAGTACAATGCACTGAATGTCAAGGCGCCGTTTTTCAAAATGGCGTTATGTTTAGAAAAGTAAGTAAAATACTTGCTGGCACAGATAAAGACGCGTTGGTACCAATTAACATACCATATTGTGTTAACTGTCTTGAGCCACTAAACGAATTATTACCATCTGAATTAAAACAAGCGAAGATCAGTCTTTAAAACCAAACCCCCGAAAGGGGGTTTTTTCATTTATAATTGTATTGTTGTTTAATCGTTTTTGGATAATATTTTAACATATCCAAAACATCTTCATCGTTAAACACTGCCCATTTTTGTCTATCGTCGTTGTACCAGTTATGATATACCTCCATATTAAAAGGAGTCTCTAATGTATAATCGATCAATGAATCAGTAATAGATAAAAATTCTTTTTCGGCTCCAAATTTACCGCATATAATTTTGTTACCAATCTTTTTAGCTGTGTATGTACATAAGCCAAATCCCTCACCTCTATTTAGAGTAAAATAAACATCTCCAAATTCGTGAATTAAATTTACTTCATCATCATTTAAACTATCAAAACAAAATATAATTGGAGGAATATTTTCATACGTATTAAGCAGTTCTGCAAATTTATACTTCAACATTTCTTGTTGAGATGTTGTGAATTCTTTAAAATATGTTTTGATAAACAAACAAACATTATCATCACTTGTAAACTTCTTGCAAAATGTTGATATAACTTGATTTAAATTTTTACGTTCGTTATATTGACTAATATTATAATAAACTGTATTATTATCTAATATTTTTTTAATAACCTCATTTGACTGTGTGTATTTATTGTCTTTATATAAATAAAACTTATTTAAAACATCGGATACTTTTAAATTTTTATTCTTAACAAAGCTAAATACATCGTGCGCCCACACACTCACATTCTTATTAACACCACTATCTATAAATGTTTTTTTATTAAAACGAGACGGAACAATTACTTCGTGTACAACACTTAAATTAATATAATCTGTCCACTCAGCGTGTAAGTGTGTGGTTTCCCACGTAGTTAATCCGTATATTTTTTTTGCGTTTTTAAAATATTTCCGAGCATCATTCCAACCATCTGGCACGTGATGTATGATTACAGAATCATAAACAACTGTGGGATCGTATTTGTTTTCACATTTAAAAACTTGCAACTCCTCTTCATTACAAGGTTTATATATAGAAGAACCAAATGCATTGTTTATCCAATGTACTTTAAAATTGTTTTGTAACAGTTGAAATATATAATTTCTAGCCGAATAGCTATATCCGCTATAATTGTTCTGTGATATGTAAAGAATATTTTTCCCATTTATAAAATTAAAATTCTTAAAAACATATGAAAATATAACTTTGTATGTATCAAGTCTAATTATTTTAAACAGAACATCATTTTTAAAAAAATCTACATTTTTATTTAAACCAGAAAAATATCCGGTATTTGCATGCAATTTTATAAGTTCACTGTGGAATGGTACTTTTGTAACATTATCCTCCCACAAAAACATTGCGTCTACACCATTAATGTTGGGTCCAACCAAAACTTCAATATTAAGAGGTGAATTTTTAGCATTAATTAGTTTTACCATAACAAAAATAACTATCTTAAACTAGTCAAATAATATTTTTTTATTATTTACTTTTTCATCAACAATGCCCATCTTTCCTTTAAGCATTCGCAATGCTGATTTGGGATTCATCTTACCAAAGTTAAATCCCATTATACCATACTGTTGACAAAACTCTTCCAATGCTTGAATATCTTTAACATCGTATTGTTCCACATCCGCATTAATATAACCACTCTCATCAGATACACTTGATTGTTTACGTCTCAACATAGCTTGATATGGATCAAAACCATTAATAGATGGCGTAGGCGCACTCTGTTGACGCATTACCATCATAGCTTGTAAGTTGCCCATAGGCACAGTTGGCCATTCATTCATAATTTATCCAATTACGTAATCACTCTGCGTTATATATTCGTTCTTATTTTTTGCGTATTGAGCAAATGCTAATGCATTTGTCTTCATTCTTCGTTGAATTTGAGATGGGCCACTCTTTGCATTTTTATGATTCAAATATTCTTTTGTCGCATTGGCCCAATCGCCACTATTCATCAATCCAATTGTTTTTGGTCCAATGTCTCCTCTATACAAAGCATTTATAACTGCATTTTTAACATATATTGGTAAACTCGTAAAATTACTAATTTTCTTAGATGCAAGTTTCTCTTTAATCTTAACATCCATATTAAATAACTTTTCAATTTGATCATCTGTGAGCTTTTGTTGACCATTTAATACTTTATCATAATTTACAGTATCTCCAAATAAAGCTTTAAATAATTGACGGTCTTCTTGACTATTGTTTAGATAGTGACCAATTCCAATTGTAGGCAAACCTGCACTATCTTTATAAACAGTATCTTTTTTACCTTCCCAATGACCTACATAGTCACTTGTTTTTTTGTTTAACAAAGAAGGGTCAGAATCTTTTGTAGCAGTTTGTACAATTGGATTAGATGGTTGTTTCACTTTATCGGCATCTACTTTACCAGTAGTTGCTGCTAATCCAATAGCCCCAGCAGCAAGCCAGTCTTTCCAACCTTCTTCAATATCGTTTGCAACTTTTACTTCGTCAAACTTTCTACCTTCTGGACCAAAGTGATCTAGATGATGATACACATCATCCAAATACTCACCGGCCAAGTTTAACTTAGCTTTAACCCAATCCTCCAACTCAGAGTTTGGTTGCAACATTTGCTCTAATTCTTTAGCATCACTGTTAAGTTGTTTCAAAGCACCCATAGCCATACTGCTATCGAATTCTTTTAACATATGACGCACAACAGCTTCATATATTTCTCTTACTGGTTTACTCTTTGTCTTTTTACCCATCTGTCTAAGTCTTCTGGCTTTACAATGTGCCTTTTGACTAAAACCTTTTGGGTTACTACAATTAATACTCTTTTTATATGTGTTTGACCATTTTTCCAAAAGTGTATCTGTATATGATGGATTTTTGGACTTCAAAATGTTCTTAATGAATCTTAATAATTTAACTGCTGGCTTTCTTAATACACGAAGTTTTATAATCTTAGCTAAATCTCCAAACGGTACAATAGATACCGCACTTATTGCTGCATTTAATAAATGTTTTTTCTTCTCATCTGTCTCTTTTTCTAATGCGGATCTTAATAAACTAATTACCACATTAGCACCGTCAGCAAAGCTTCCAACGGTCGGTTCCAATCCAACAACATCTAAAGCGTATTGAATCCCGTCAACTACAGTGTCTAGCTTTTCTTTATTAAATTTTTGTTCTAAGTTTTTGACTTCTTCAGTCAATCTATCAATGTTTTGTTTTTCTTCATTATAAAACTTCAAATAATCACGTACTGTGGCTACATAATCACAAGCGTGATTCAACTTAGCTTTAACCCAATCTTCCAAGTTATCATTTACATCAAACATTGATTGTAACTTTTCACTATAATCAATAATCTTCGTAATATCACTTTGCGACATTTCCGCATTTTCACTTAAAGATTGATCTTCCCATCTATTGAGATCCATTTTACCTGTTTGGTGTAACTTAACGAGATCACTATGATTAAAAGAATACATCAACAAATTTTTCAATTTAGTTGTTAATTCTGGAAATCTATCGCCCAGCCCAATAAGGATAGAAGATACAGAACTTTGTGTCACTATGTCACTAACAGTCACTTTACTTTTTCCAGTTGCTTTTATTTTTTCAAGCTTTGATATCATTTTTAAAGCATAACCTTTATATTTTTGATATGCTTTATAATTTGCTAGTGATGAATTGTCTGTTTCTTTCATAGATCGTAATTTGGATATTATCTCAAACTTTCTTTTAACTTACGAAGTGTTCTAGCCAATCGTGCTCTTTGACCAAGTTTACCACTCTTCTTAGCAGCGTCAGATAATTTATTAGATGCTATTTTTTTACCGGCAGCTACACCCAGTTGTTTTTTCAAAGCGCCTGGTTTAGTAATAGCTTTTTGTATCCATTTCTTTTTAGCTTCATCCATTGAATCTGATTCATCGGATGTAACGTCATCAACAGATTCACCACTTTCTTCTCCAGCTTTAATTGGCAATTGATCAGCGCTCATATTAACTGCAGAAGACTCTGTATCGTCTTCAGCTGGTACCACAGCATTTGCATCTTCGGGTCCAGCTGGTGTTTGTTCAGCATCTTCACCGGCCGGAGCCAATTGTGTCATTAATAAATCGTGAAGTTTTTGAGCAAGTTCACGATCCAATGTGATGGTCACAGATTCTTTTTCAGCATCTACACTTACGTCATCTTGTTCAATTTCACGAATCATTCGTTTAATAGCTTCTTTTAATTGTTGTTTATTCATAGTTTTTTTACTTTCTGCATATCCGACAAAATCATATCCACTACCATTTGTACCAGATCCAGTACCAGAGCCAGTCATCATTCCGTCTTCTGGAAATGGACTTTCCATAGCCTGAGCTGGATAAGCTTCACTCATTCTCCAACCACCACCTTTACTCTTATACCATTTAGCCGCCCATCCATTAGCATAAGCGCTGGGATAAACATCAAATTTAGATCTGGCTGCGGATTTGGCTCTAGCCCATAAAGCAGGATTTGTTGGTTTTGGTTTTCTTTTACCTTTACCAGATTTTCTTCTTTTCTTTTCGTCTAACATAGCTTCTTCTAAGCTACTAAAAGTTTGATTTTCCAATTCAATATCAATTGTTTTATTGACAATTGGTTCGCTATTTCTACCATCTACTTCTCCATTTGATGTACCGCCAATAGTTCCACCCATATTACCTTTTTGTAAACCTTTATTACCAACTCTAGATTTATCATTAATACTTTGATTTACATCACCAAATCCAGAACCAGTTGATGGTTTAAATTCACTAGCTAATCCAGCAGCAACTAATTTACTGTAATATTTAGGGTCTACTGTTAAATGATCTAATGAAATTTCTTTAGCAATTTCCGGGTCATTAGTGTGTTCCATCTCAATTTGTATACCGGTACTTAGTTGAATAGGATCAATTTGATCTGACGGCGCACGGTCGCCTACTCCTCCTGGTAATTTTATTAAATTATTAATCATTTTTAAGACCTTGTTGAAATTTTGAAAAGCTTTTACCGCTACCAGCGCCAGGATCGATCATCCATCTACGACCTCGCATTGCATCACTTCCCAACGTGGGATCGTGAAATTTACCATCGCCAATATAATGCCATCCTTTATGAAGCGGATCTGGTTTACGATATTTAGGATCACCATCTTTAGCAAAGTTTCGCATATTTAATTCCAATTTCTACGTTGTTTTTTCGCTTCGTGCAAATCTCTCATTATTTCAGCAATAGCTTTTTCTTGTGGGGTACGATAATCTGGTTCCTCTGACTTTTCTGGTTCATCTGTTATATCCAACATATGAAGTTTGCTATAGTACTGATGATCTTTCTTTAAATTGTTCACGACATTTTGTTTGGCTACTTGTTTATCTTTTAATACAAGTTTTTTCATTTCATAGTCAATACCCATAATAATTTCATCAGGAGTAACTTTATATTTGATTTTTTCAACGTCTCCTACATAGTCTTTTGGATTTTGACCTGTATACGGACCAAATGGAGAGATTTTTGACATTGAATCTTTCGCATCAGCTGTGATCTTACTTTTATCAGTTAGTGTGCCAAAATTACTGGGATCTTGAGACACATCTGGACTATCAAAGGTAGACACATCAGAAGCGCCAGAAATAGCTCCTCCTTGACCATATGGCAATCCCTGCATCATTCTATCGCCGAGATCACCCAATTCTTTTAACTTCCTCATATACTTATAAATATATAAATTATGGTTTTAAACCCCATATTTATAACCGTTCCCAATTTTCCCAAACAAAATCATAATTATATGTTAACTTGTGTGTTTTTTGAGATTATAATTTATCCTTAAAGTATTATCTCCGCTGTCTTCAAACCAATCAATCATAGTTATATATATGGTGAATGATATTAATGTTTTACTTGATTTCGATGTAAGATCATCGTTTTTCAAAACCGCAATTCGTTTTATAGATTACGAACTTATAGAAGGAGACATATTTGAATTTGGTGTATATACAGGCCGAAGTTTAGCTTTACTATCATATTTTCACGAAAAGAGCAAAGAAAGCATACACAAACTTAATTTTAATAGAAAAATAGTGGGATTTGATTCGTTTGAAGGATTGCCTGATTCTGACGATCATCCCAGATGGAAAAAGAATATGTTTGGTGTTAATCATTCATATCATCCAATGTGTAAAATAGGCGATAAAGTAACAACTGATACAATATATGGTTTATTTGAAAACTATAATTTACCAAAACCAAATATTGAAGTAGGGGATTTTTTGACTACAATTAACAATTCAATACCTATCAAATATCAGAAAGCAGCATTGATTCACATAGATTGTGATTTGTATATGTCTACCAAAATGGTATTGGATGGTATAACTCCAGTATTACAAGAGGGAACTTTATTAATATTTGACGATTGGTTTAATTTTAAAGGAAATAAGAACAAAGGAGAACAAAAGGCTTTTTATGAATATTTTGGTAGTCAAAATGTATGGGACTACGTTGAATATCAAACATATGCTACGTTTGGCAAATCATTTGTTGTAACTAATAAAATATCTTGATCGACAAATCCATCTATTCTTCTAAATTTATAATTGTTATTTATTTTTAATAATTCTTCGGTCAATATATCCAATGAATACTTAGTTTTGTAATTTAGTTTTTCCTGTTCTTCAAATGATGGGAAACATCTTAAATCGTCAATCAAAATAATATGATCTTTTATATGATGTTTATCAATTTGTTGTATTTCATATATCAACGGAAATTCATATAATTGAGTAACATTAGACTGTGACGTGCCGTGGCCACTATAATGACCGTCTAACCAAAATAACATTCTTTTATTTATATTTTTGATAACATCATATAGTATTATAGAACTATCACCGTGGTACAGATTTACATTTGGATTATGTTTAAATCTTTCTATATTATCTTTATACAACTGTTCATCTAATTCTATAGAATGAATTTCATCAAATTCCGAATCGATAGCATTGATAACTCCTTGCCCACACCAAGTGCCAGTTTCAATAAAAACAGTTGCATTATCCTTATATTTAAAAAATTTATCGTATATCATATTTTAATCCAGTCAGTTGGAACTATATCATATTCGTGTGAATGTAATATAAAGTTTTTTGCAAACCATTGTGAAGGTGCTATTACTTTTTTGTTTTTACTTTTATTGAGATATGCACCCCACCAACTAAATGTACTGTTTGCTATAATGTTATTGTCACATAAACTCATGCAAGTCATATTCAATACTTCATCTTTACTATCAAATACAACCATATTTGGTTTATTAAATTTTTGTTTTGCCAAATTTAAATCGTCAGAAAATATAACAAACGTTGTATCTTTAAAATAATGTGTTGCTGGAGTATAATATTCTTCATCTAATAAACGTACAGCAGATTGATATAAAATATAATCTCCTCGGCGAAAGTGTAAAGATGTTTTTGTACCCTCAATATTACGCAAAAAATTTAAAGCTTTATCTTTATAATCATCAAAACAAAACATATCAATCAAAGAATCTTTGTGTTTTTCAAAATATTTTTCGCTTTGAAAATATCCAGTTAACAATAAATTTGGTTTATATTGTATTTCATTATAATTGTGTGATGGTTCTTGATAATAATTTTCCGTAATAAAATTATCAACGTGTGTAAAATTTTTAAAAATTGTATTTCTATATTTAATTATTTTATTGCCTTGCAGCGGTGTCCAACAATTATTAAAATTAAAGACGGCATTATCATTATTAGATAGTGCTAATGAATAAGTGGCAGACACTTGAAATAATTGGTTTCCCAATCCGCCCATACAATTAACACTGATCATATTATTAAATTTTTATCTTTATAAATTTGATCAATCGAATATAAAGTTACTTCTTCATTAAGATCTCCTTTTTGATAAAACATAGGTTTGGCTACACCATAAACATTAAATTTGCTTTGTTCTTGACACATTAAATAATCAAATGGAACGGTTGATTCCATATTATACGATTCGCCAATTTTATTTATATGTCCTAAGAAGTTATTATTCAAAAATAAAACAGCGTGAGCAGAACACATACCTTCTATTTTATAAAATCTATCATTGTACTTTTTTATAGTAAAATTTCTCCAATCAGTTTGACCATTTGTAACGCCCCAAACAGAAGTGCCTAGATATATAGCATCCGCGTCATCTGGTATCTCTAATTCATCATTATAATTTTCTGTTAACCCACAATCATCTTCAAGACATAAAACGGGTGGCGATACGGATTTATACATATTTACGGTTGATATCGCACATCCGAGATGACCTGGGATAGTTTTTCCATAAAAAACATTAATTTTTAATTTATCTTCTAAACAATTTAGTTCATTTTTAAGACGATCATATCTTCCGAAGTTGTTTTCTATAGTCAAAATATATGTTTCGATGCAAGATAATTTTATTTTCATATATATTAAGGATTATACGGAACCATTCCATTTATCGACTGATGAATTATAACGTGTTTTAATGAACCATATAATGTAAATCCAGCTAATTTAGCTCTATGAGAAAAATGGGGCCCTTCCTGAAAAAAATGGTCAGTGATCCCATCATTTCCTTTTAAAATTCCACTATCATATCGCAGTCCATAATCAAATACTTTGCGGGATATCAATGAAGCACATTCAACTATGACCATTGGATAAAAATCGCAATCAAATCTTTTAGCGACTTCATGAATTTTAACTGGTATCCCATCTATATCGGCACATGTCATACCATCATAATTACTGCCGTCCACTTCAACTCTAGGCATAATTATATCCTTATCGAAATTGACAGCATCAATTAAAAAGTTTGGAGGAATATATGCATAATCTGCATCTACCCACCATAAATAATCATTGTCTTTTAAATGTGTATCAACAATGTAATTGCGTATAATTTTTAAACTGTTCATACGCCCTGATGCATGTCTGAAATCATGTCTAGATTCGTGAGGCAAATGAAATCCTAGTTGTTTTCTTTCGTAAGATATAGATCTGTATGCATGCTTTTTTAACAACTTATCTACACAATATTCTAGCACATTATGAGAATAATCTTCACTATCATTTTCTATAAAAACAATTGATATGCTTTCTTTATGATAATTGAGATTAATTATCTGTCGAACAGTGGTTTCTAACCATGCGCCACAGTTCTTAACAGGTATACCAATTAATATTTTTTTAACATCGCTCATTTTATATAATTATTTTAAATCACTAATTTTATCCAATTAAATGTTTTTTTAATTCCATCTTTAAGCGATTGAGATGGCAGCCATCCCATTTTTTCAAAATACAATTTATTATCCGAATTACGACCTCTAACGCCTGTTGGACACTTAAATCCGTATTTTTTATTAAACTCATCGCCATAGATATTTTTAATAAGTATATTTTTACCAGTCAAATCAATTGCCATTTGTGTTAATTGATTAATAGAAACCATTTCTTCGGACCCTATATTAACAGGACCCAAAAATGAATCTTGTCTCATAAATCTCAAAACCGATTCTATACAATCATCTATATATAAAAAAGATCGAGTTTGCAATCCATCCCCCCAAACTTCCAATTCCCCTCCATCGACCGACTCAATTGCCTTTCTACACATAGCAGCAGGAGCTTTTTCCTTACCACCCTTATACGTTCCATATGGACCGAATATATTGTGAAATCTAGCAATTCTAACATCTAGCTTATAATTTCTATTATAAGCTAAATATAATCTTTCACCAAACAACTTTTCCCATCCATATTCACTGTCTGGTCCAGCTGGATAAGCATCATTTTCTGAACATTTAGGATTGTTTGGATCCATTTGATTATATTCAGGGTATATGCATGCACTAGATGAATAAAAAACCCGTTTAATATTCTTTTTTACACATTCGTTTACAACATTAAGATTAATTAATGCTGAATTTCTCATTACGTTAGCATCATTTTGTCCAGTAAATATATACAACGCTCCACCCATATCGGCAGCTAACTGATATACTTCGTCTACATTTTGTAAAATAACAGATTCAACAATAGATGGATTTGTTAAATCTCCCAATATAAACTCATCGGCATAGTTATGATATTCATTATTTTTAATGTCAACACCACGGACCCAGTAACCCTCCTCTTTTAATCGTTTAACTAAGTGTCCGCCTATAAATCCACCCGCGCCTAGTACAACTGCTGTTTTTTTATTTATATTATTCATATTTGTCATAAAATTTACAAACTCTAGATATGTTTTCTTTATCAAACGGTAATAATGTCTTATATGTAGATAAATTTTTGATACTGCAACCATATGACTTATATAAAATATCGAGCTCAGTTAAATGCTTTTTTAAAATATCTTCACCTAATCTCAATGGATCCGGCGTACCATTTCCATAAAAGTGAGTAACATTGTTACTGTAAATAAGATCACATCCTATAGTATATAGGTCAACTTTATAATCATTTAATATAGATCTATTTAATATATCATATAAACAATTTAACACAGTTGTTCCACCATTAGGATCCCAATACCAGTGTGGTTTTTCTAAAAAATAAGATGTTATATTTAACCCAATATTATTAATTTTAAACGATGTTAAATCATAATTTTTATTATAAATAAAATCATTGGGTATATACCAATGTGTAGTTTTTTCTTTTGTGACTAAGAACGCATTGTTCATAGCGAACACATAATTAAACTCAAAACGTTCATTGTATGAATCCCACCAATCTTTAACATACCAACCACTGCCAATCAATAAACATTTATATACATTCATATTTGATATAAAATTATTTAAATTTTAAACGATGGATACAAAGAACTAAAATGTGGGTTAATTTTATAACCTTTAGTTGATTCATCTTTATATATACGATTATTTTCCAATGTGTCTACATTAGGCGAAGCTTCTATCATTACAACTTTTCTGATGAACGTAGATGTCGGATCATTTATACTTTTGATATTAACGCTTTCAATGTCATATGTATCGATCATCTTAATGTCACCAAATCCAGCTATTCTCAATAAAGAAAACAATGATTTAATCGAAAATACCCACGGAAAAAACATATGACCAACTGATACAGTTCCATTTCCTACTAAATCGTTGTTGAAGTAAATATTTTTTTTAACAACATCTGTGTTATATGATGTATCATCAAAAAAATCAGAGATAATAATTATTTTTTCCTTGCAAATAGTGTGTAATAACCTAAGTGCGCCTATGGGATTTTCCAAGTGAACTAATAAATCGGCAATAAATACCACATCGTATTTTACTTCATTATCCCAATTAATAATATCGTAAATATTACTATGAATAAATTTAGATTTAGAATTTAAAAAACTATGTACATATTGTCTGGTTTCTCTGTTGTCCATATCCAGACTAGTGACTGTTTTCGATATTTTTTCAAACAAAAATGAATAAAATCCATCTCGACATCCAATATCAATTATATCTTTGTTAGATGCAATTGTAGATAAATTTTTTAATAATTCATTTGCTATTAAATTATGATTGTAATCTCCAATCAAATGAGTTGGATTACTACTATCAAAATCCCATTTTTCAATGGATTTTTTATTCTCATTTAAATAGTACGTGTGGTAATTAATCATTCAACAATTGGTAATTGAAAATTAAAATTATTCTTAAAAGGTCGCCAAGCGTGTTGCAACATTTGATAATCACAAGCCGAACATCTAAATGATTCCCAGCAAATTACTGGTTCTTTTTTCAATTCAAAATCTTTATCAAAAATATTTGCAATTGGTGTATAATGAGGCATTGCTGATTGATGAAATAACTTTGATCGATCAATAGCACTCATACACGTAAAGATATTTCCTTCAAAATCAACATTAATTTTTTTCCACCCAGCCGGACAAAAAATAGGCTGTCTTGATTTATCGTTGGTCTTTTCTGCAAACTTATAATCCGTAGAATAGTTAGGATACAAATCATCTGTCAACGAAGTTATATCTTTTGAGAAATTAATATTTTTAATATTTGAATCTACGAATTCATCTAAATGAGGATCAGCGAGCTTATGTTTTTTAGAAAACTCAATTATTTTATTAGGATCTACTAATTTAGTATTGTCAGGATGTAATACCATTTCAATGCCTACTTTTCGAGCATCAAATATTTCAAAAAACTTTTCCAGTTTATCAAAAAAATCGTTTGGGTTTTCCCATTGGGTAGGATGTAAACTAAAAAATATAACATTCCATTTGCTAGCATCTATATTCTTCCATTTTTTTAAATCAAATGTTTTACCAAAATTTGAAGTCATATCAATAGTGATATCGTCATTTAACATTTCAATTAAATCAGGCAACTCTTTATATAAAGTTGGCTCTCCACCTGTCAAATATAAATGAGCTGGATTTAATTTATTAATTGCATCTGCCCAGTCCCTCGTAGTTTTTAATGTTTTGTTGCTTAGTGTTCTGTAGATATCACTCGCTGATTCTTGCCAACAATAGTTGCAAGCCATATTGCATTTCCAAGTTACAAACCATTGAATGGTAAGTCTATTAGACTCTATTGTTTTTTTTGTTTGTTCAAAATATTCAATGGATGAACTATCCATATGTTTTTTGAGTCCGAGAAAATCATGAAAATTTTCTCGATTTATTATGGATTTAATATCTACAACAATGTTATTTGCTTTCTTAATTTTAAATTTAAATACACCGTCAACTATATCTTCTTTATCCACTTTAAAAGAAATACTACGTTGACCGCCTGTAAACATAGGAAATGTTAAAGACTTTGTTTTTGTGGTGATTTCCAAAGAAGAACGTTTATCACTGTGTAATACATACACAATATCAAACCATTCAGATTTAATATCATATATAACATTATAAAAGTCTCCATCCGCATTTTCATTAAAAGATGACATATTATTTATTAATTGATTTAATAACTTTAGCAATACAAGCCATAAACGTAATTTCTTTGTCTACAACCATACTACTCTGATATACATATTCTGCGATTTCTATAATAATTAATGTTTCTTTACCAATTGCATATTCATCAATTCTAGAGTATAGTTCTGTATAAAGTTCTTCAAAATTACGTGTACCAGCGTCATTAATTAGCTGACGAATTTCATTAAATGACTTACCATTAGTCTTAGCAGATTTTAATAAGTCAATTAACTTGTTCTTCAAATCAAAGCTAGCTCCTTGACTTTGTAAGATCTTTAATTTACCATCCAATGAACTCTGTTGAATAAAATTGATAATCTTACGAACATCAGGATAAAAATCCTGCACAATCTTCTTTAGATCTGCCAATTCATATTTGATACACTCTTTATCCAAGATATTCTTGATATGTACAGCTACATCTTTTAATGAAGGTGGTTCAAGTTTAAATACCTGACTACGACTACATAATGGATCAATGATCTTTTCAACATAGTTACATGTTAAAATAAATCTAGTGGTACTACTATATGTCTCCATCAAGTTACGCAATGATGCCTGACTGCTAGCAGACAAAAAGTCAGCTTCATCCAAGATAACAACTTTCAATGGATTAAAACCAGTTGAAGCTGCAAATGGTTTGATGGTTTCACGAATAAACTCCACCTTGGTATTATCACTAGCATTAACATACATAACATCACATTCAATGTTACTTGTTAAGATCTTTGCCAATGTAGTCTTACCAGTTCCAGCACTACCGTGTAAAAGTATATGCGGAATGTGTTTGCGATTAATAAAATCTTGAAAAACCGATCTGATATTGTCGGAACAGATATAATTGTCTAGTTTCGACGGCCGGTATTTTTCAGCCCAAAGACTATGTTGTGATACATTGTCTGATTTATCTTCAACAAAGAAACTCATAATTGATATTAATCTACACTCTTGATGTCAATTAGATAATAAGAACTATTGAATAGATCGTTATTAAACTCAACGTGTGCAATACCAGCATCACTGATCTTTAGAACTGCGTTTTCACAATCACTATTACTAGTCAAAATCTCTTTTAGATACTTAGCACTAAAGTGAATAGTCTTACCAAGAGTATCTTTACCTTCTGTCGGTTTGATATCAATATTAATACGATTGCTATTAACACTACTATACCCAATTGTTAACTTAATCTTGTCTTTTTTATCTTTGATAAAAGTCATAGTATCAACGTCACTCAAAGCAGTCTTAGCTTTAACGAATGTAGTTACAAACTCCTTCGTAAGAGGAATCTCTAAATTGAACGGAGGCAACTTTTTAAGATCAGGAACCTTTGGAATCACAGTCAAATCAGCAGTAACATACTGTACATCTGTACCTTCACTGGATAACGACAACGACACAATCTTATCGTCACGTTTGTTATATGAAATATTTACGTCTTCTGTTAGAACATTCAACAATCTCTTTAGCTTAGTAGTATCATTAATACCAATCTCGGAATCAGTCAAACCCGCGTCATCTTTGATGACAACATAACTGATAACATTTTTATCATCACTAATGGATGCTGTCTTAATTTGTTTGCTGCTGTTATCAACAACCCATTTCACACTTTCAATGGTACCGTTGAGCGAATATTTGTCAATAAATGTAGTTAATACTTGTTTCTTCATACTCTATAATGTTAACCGATGTTGATTTGTTTGTCAATTGTTGAATTCAAAAAATAATCCTACGTTTTCATTGCTGTGATGCTTTTCAGTGAGACACTTTATACCCTCGTTGTATAAATCACTTGGTGACACATAAAAATAACCAATTTTATAATCTGCATATGCGACTGTTCTCATTTGATAATATACCTTCACATTGCTACTATCATTGGTTCTAAACTCAATATAGTAAACCTTTGGATCACTTAGTCTATATAATTGATTTTTAGGAATAAACAGTTTATCACACAATATTTGATTTGGTGTAAATTCTACATATGGACCACGTTGACCAATTACTACACGTTCATACTTACGTGCAATAACTGTATCATCACTGGTTTTCAATTCTAATAACGACGACTCTTCAGGAATAGTCAACAACTCACTATATTTTTTCATAACTTTTTTAAAAACTAAAAAACTCTTCCAATTTAACATCAGTCTCGTTTGGATAACTCCAATTCAAAACATTATAAAAGTCTAACAACTTACCTTTAAGTTCCTGTTCATACATAGCATTTCTATCTACATACTGTTCAATAAACTCAACAACACGATCAGGATCAGTACCATCAGCTTTCATAGCAATACCTTCGATGCCATATATATTTTGTTTTAGATATACCCACTTGATCTTTTGGCCGTGGAATATCGGCGGAACATCCTTGTCCAAGTTCCAGATTTTCAACAAATCGTTATAAGCCAATGCAGCTTTAGCTTGAGCCGGCGTACCATCCATAAACTGAAATGGATGTCTTGTCTTTGGATTATAATCAGTTTCACCACTCTGACTCTTGAACTTAACACTGGTATTCTTTGCAATCTCAATAACTGGATAAGTAGACATCTTATCTTTAAATTCAAGAATGCTTACGTCGATCTGATCTTTTGGAAGTTTGCGCAACATGTCATCTAAGAACTTTTGCATAAACTTGCGAAACCGAATTGGGAAGGATGTGCGTACTACGTCGATACCCTTTACTTCCATTTCGTCACACTCAATACCGGCCTTGTTAACGATGAACTGAGCATAACGTTTCTTAGCTAACCAAAAACTTGTCTTGGCAATAACTTCTTGTTTTGCATCAAATCGATGTTTTTCAATATTGAAATATCGTTTTGCCATCACATCATAAAACTTATTAACAAATGATTGTACATCGCCAGTTACTTTCAAAATAGCCTCGGTCATTGCCTTTTCATCATTTAGATCAATATCAGGCATATTCTTTTTAATGATGGGTAATGCACTAGCAAAGCAACTATCTGTATCGGTGTAAATAACCCAATCTCCTTCTTTTTCATCCAATGCACGTTTGAAACATTCATTAATAGCTTTACCTGTAGATTTAATAATATCTTGACCTGTTATGGTAACAGCGCTCGCATTATCCTTGTCATAAAATCTAAAGATCGGTAGACCCAATACACCATAGATTGAATTAAGTAATACTTTTTGTACTTTTTGACGGCCATCATAAAATTCATATTTTTCCCATTCTTTTAAATCTGCATGTTTCTTAGCTAGTTTTCGAAGATCTTTACGTTCATCGAACCATTTTACTAAAATTTCCGGAATAACTCCTGTCTTATCTTGTTTACACATTACTCCATTACTAGCAACACTCAAATTAGTTTGTGTAATTAACTGTTTAAATTCTTCATTGTTATAAACTGTAGAACCCACGTGATATTTACCAATTTTGTTCTGAGCAAATAACCGAGCATTAAATGCGTACAATCGTTGATCAAGATATTGAGCAAATGGAGTCTTCTTCTGAACACTGTCACCTAAATTCTCGTAGTCTTCACGAATTTCTTTGGTACGATCTTCAACATAAGAATCATCATATTCAATCTTATTAATAACAGCTACTTTAGTTTCGGGTGATAAGTTAAGACTAATGATGATATTCGGATACATTGATGTAAGATCCAAATCAAACACCCAATCATAACGACCGGGAGTAGGAGCCTTAACATAAGCACCTTCAAAACCTTGTTCATTATCTTCCATTTGTGTTTCATATTCATCACGACCCCCCAATGATTTATTTTTAGCAACTTGTCCTTTACGACGTAGATACATAAGAATAGCACCTTCAATAAAACGAGAGCTCATTTCATACCATTCATATGGAACGTGTCCTTTGTGACAAATAGCCCTAGCCAGTTCAATAAACTGTAACTTCTTTTCTAGTGCTACAATGATTTGTACGTCGTTCAAGTTATATTCAATATACTTGTTGATATCAGCTTTATACAAATCGTCCAAACTACCTTTATAAGAAATCTTCTCCATACCCACAATCTTTTTACCAATTGCCCCAAGAGCATAACTAGCCTCTTGTTTAATATTAAGCTTCTTGTAAAGTGTCATATAATCCAAGTGAGTTACTCCAGCTACAATAACTTTCTTATTCCAATCATTAATATAAGCAACTTTAATCGGACTCAACCGTTTTGCATTGTTTGACCCAACAATGTGCTTCATACGACGAAACAGATACGGCATGTCAAAGTTATCACTGTTCCAACCAGTACTAATAGTGGGTTGAATTTCTTCCCATTTGGTTAGAAAGTGCATCAATAAACTATCTTCTTCTGTAAAGCTACGTACTTCTACGTTTTCTTTAACAAAGTCATTTAGCTTGTTTTCTTTATCCAAGATGAAAGCTGTATATTTAGCTGTTAAACTATCATAAATAGCAATAGCTGTAATTTCTTTATCAGCTTCTTCTATATTAGGAAATCCACCTTCAGTACTAACCTCAATGTCAAGATATACAACACGATGTCCTTCAGATGGTTCATCGTTATCTTCATAAGCGTCAATCAAGATGCGAGTTTCGGCTGGAACATCACTTTCAAATAAACTTGGATCTTTTGGATTAAATTTATAGACTTTTTCTAATTCATCCCCATAAATACTACGATACATTCCACCTTCACGTTTGCGATAAGCGTATGGGCGATATGGAATTGTTACGTATCCTTTTTTATCATCCCATAGGTGAATAATGTTATCTTTCTTTGAAACGAAAATGTTTTGATACATATAACCACTATACCTTCAATTTAGCCACAAGTCCAGTAAAAACTGCATTATGTTCTTCTTTTATATACTGTGCGCACTGTAATAATCGATCCATTAACCGTTTATGTTTGATGGAAGTAAACACCTCAGGTTCCAATTCAATACCACTTAATACAGGTGGATTGACTTTATTTATACAATACCATAACATTGCTAATTCGTCTTCTGTGAGTGAGTCTAGATGATCTAATTTCATTTTAATTTAAAACCAAAAATATTTTGTCCATAGTTTACAAATAACGTATTGTCTAATTTTACCTTCAAAGTTTGAATAGATTTGTTATGAGCATCTTTTTCTTCATCTTCTACTTCTTTGATGCTGAAACTGTTGCCCATCTTGGTAACAGTTGCTTCTCTAGCATTTAATATAACTTGAGGAGTTACAACCAAATAATCTCCCTCTTTTAAATTTTTCTTTTTCTTTGATTTATTATCTAATACAGTTACGTTACCACCGACAACATATAACTGTGTATATTTATCACCTGACTTTATGAAGAAACTTGTTTTATTGAATATGACAGAACATAAAGAAGTTATAATTGTATTTGTTGCGGTACCGTCGCTTACACAATATAGTTCGCCATTATTGGTAAAATTAAAAAATGAGTCTTTAACTTTAACAACCTCGGGTAATTTAAAATTATTATCATATTCGGTTGATGTTTGATTGTAGTATGTACTGGTACTTTCACGTTGATGTATAGCAATTCTATATGGGAGTACATATGTAGCAGTACTATTGGTTCGGGTGTTTATATTCAAACTGTTCGTAAGTGTAAAGGTATTACCAATTTGGGCGTTTAAAACACTAAGTTTATTGTTGATAACCTCGGTTATTTCAATTTGGTCATTTGTATCATATAAATACAATTCATTGGCGACAAGATTCACAGACATTAATAGGAGTAATAGCATTTTAATCATACATAATATATAGTTTTTATAACTTGACTATTTCACATTATAGTATAAGATGATATAATGTCAACTGAAGAAAATAAAGAAATAAAAAAGAACCGAGTAAGTTTTAGCCAGTATTCAACTTATTTAAAGTGTCCTCATAAATGGTATCTTGATTATGTCAAGAATATGAGAGTTAGAGATGACAATATCAACACTACATTTGGCACCGCTATACATCATGCTTTTCAAACGTATCTTACATCTCTTTACAATGAAAGCGTGAGTATTGCTGATTCATTGGATGTCAAAAAGTTATTTCTTGATAAATTTAACGAGGAAATTAAAAAAGTTAAAGATGTAAAGGAAGAAGAATTTACCGATTTCATATTTGATGGCAATGACATTATTGATACGTTTTGTAAAAGTGCTAATAGACTTAAATATTTTCCCACAAAAGAATATGAATTGGTTGGTATTGAAATTCCATTAGAAATACCCGTAAAGAATAATGTAGACTTCGTAGGATTCATCGACATAGTTCTTAAAGAGAAGAATAAAGAATTTTATCGTATCATTGACTTTAAAACAAGTAGCAGTGGTTGGAATAGTTATATGAAAGAAGATCATACCAAACTAGCACAGCTATATCTATATAAAAGCGTATATAGTAAGAAATTCAACGTACCACTCAATTCAATCGAGGTTGAGTTTTTCATCGTTAAACGTAAATTATATGAAAATGTATCATTTCCACAAAGTCGAATTCAAGTATTCAAACCGTCAGCTGGACCTGTTATCATAAAAGAATCCATCGGCTACTTCATAGAGTTTCTAGATGCTGGCTTCAATTCAGATGGCACATATAATACATCTGTGGAATATCCAAAGATTCCTGGCAAGGCCAAGAAAAACTGCAAATATTGCGTTCACTACAAAACAAACTGTGATGCAAAGGCTTCAAAGTAAAAAATCCAATTTAAAATAATATCAAACATATGTACATATCTATATATGTACATATGTTATGCAACAAGTTATTACTACAGTAAAACTCAATCAAGAGTTATATAACCAATTTAAAGAACTTAATATTCGTGGGAGAATATCATTTCAAGACTTTGTAAATAAGTGTTTGGAGAGATATTTAACCGATATGGATTTTCAAACAGAAATAAGTGAAAGCGTTTGTCAAAAATTAAGTTATAATCAACCATTTCAACTATCTACAAAGGAATCTAAATGAAGAAGAAAAAAATATTATTATTGAGTGACGATCTAAGAATGCACAGTGGCATCGCAACAATGTCAAGAGAACTTGTTTTAGGCAGTGTCCATCATTATGATTGGGTACAAATAGCAGGCGCTATTAAACATCCTGAACAAGGTAAAATTGTTGATATGAAAGAAGCTGTTGATAAACTCAATGGTCGAAATGATAACTATCTCAGATTATATCCTGTAGATGGTTATGGCGATGAAGAACTTCTATTTCAGATTATGGCTATGGAAAAACCAGATGCGATTATGCATTTCACAGATCCTCGTTTCTGGGGATGGTTATATAACATCGAAAATCAGATTCGTTCTAAAATTCCTTTAACTTACTTGGACATTTGGGATGATCTGCCATATCCTATGTGGAACAAGCCATACTATAAGTGTTGTGATGCATTGTTCGCTATTAGTAAACAAACAGATAACATTAATAAATGGGTACTAGGACCAGAAAACTGTACCAGTATCTATGGAGATTTTGACAACAACGGAAACATTATAAAGAAGGAGAACCTATAATATGCCAGTAAACGGAAAACATCTATTACATTTAGTACCACATGGTATTAACAGCAATGAATTTAGAGTATTGGAATCAAATAATTCAGTGATTCAAAAAATCAAAAAAGAATTGTTGGGAGATGGCGATTATAATTTCATTGTATCGTTTAACAGTCGAAATGCACATCGTAAACATCCAGCCAATCTTATTCTAGCATTTAGAACATTTTGCGATTCGTTAACAAAAGAAGAATCTAGTAAATGTGCATTGATAATGCATACTGATAAAGTGTGTGAAGCTGGTACAGATTTAATTGCGACAATCGATGCAATTTGTCCAGACTATAAGGTGGTACTAAGTGAGGCTCGATGGTCGCCAGACGAAATGTGTGCATTTTATAACTTATCAGATGTATTAGCAAATGTAAGTTCCAATGAAGGGTTTGGATTGAGTGTGGCTGAAGCGATTATGTGTGGCACACCTATTATAGCTACTGTAACAGGTGGTCTACAAGATCAACTAGGTATCGTAGATGACAATAATAATCCAATTGAATTTAATTTGGAGTTTGGCACCAATTCTACAGGAAAGTATACTAAACACGGTAAATGGGCTAAGCCAATCTGGCCTAAAGTGCAAAATATGCAAGGTAGCCCACCTACACCATATATTATTGACGATCTAACAAATTATTCAGATATTGCAGATGCAATTATGTATTGGTATCTAGCCGGTCCAGAAAAACGTGAACAATGTGGTCTGGAAGGTAGATTATGGGCAATGAATGAGGGTGGGATCAATAGTAAAAATATGTGTGAACAATTTATTAAAGCTATGGATTTTACAATTGAAAATTTTAAACCAATCAAAACGTTTGATATTTTTACAGAACATGGTTATGATATTAAAAGTCAACCCAACGGTGAGATGGGTATAGATTTGCACAAAATTAATATTGATAAAATTAAACAAGAAGTATCCGTGTTATGAAAATTCAAGTATTAAAGAACGATGATTATAAAGAAGTGGGTGATCTGCCAAAGAAAGCTACTGATAGAGCTACTGGTTTTGATGTAGTTGTTACAAGTGATCCCGAAATCGTTGGAGAACAGTATGATAACGGTACATACAAACGAGTAGATTATATTCAGTATAAGACTAATCTTAAACTAGCTGTGCAGAAAGAAAAAGTCTTTAGTAATTTTGGTCATACCGATTTTGACTTCGACATTCTAGCATTTCCTCGTAGTAGCGTTAGTAAATATAATTTAGTATTAGCTAATTGTATTGGATTGATTGACGCTGATTATCGTGGCGAAGTATTGATTCGTTTCAAATATATCTGGCAACCAGAAGATTATAAGATTAGAACCGATAATCTATTGGAAGGACATATTAACTTTGATAAGCTCTATAATAAGGGCGATAAAGTATGTCAACTCAAAATAACCAAAGTGGAAAATGTAGAATTTGTTTTGGTAGATGAACTAGATTCTACAAACAGAGGTGAAGGTGGATTTGGTAGTACAGATGTTAAAAAAAAAGATAATGTAACATCCGAATCAAGTCGAACCAATATAATTGAAACATTATATGCAAATTTAAATAAATTGGAAACACCAAAAAAATATAGTCAATTAATCGCAGAAAGAGATAACAATCAATTTAATCAAAAATAATATGAGCAAACCATTATGTTTAATTTCAGGTCCGGTATTTAATCGAAGTGGATATGGCGATTGGGCTACAACAGTAGCCAAGAGCTTAATTCGTCAGAACAAATACGACATTAAAATCGCACCCACTAAATGGGGAGCGTGTCCAAGTAAACGATTCTTGGAAGATCTAACAGATCCAGAAGATAGGTTGGTAGCTAATTGTGTCCTTCAAGGAAATTTAAATAAACAACCAGAACTATTTATTCAATTAACCATCCCAGAAGAATTTCATCAAGTAGGAAAGTATAATATTGGTATGACAGCTGGTATCGAAACAACAGTTTCACCTGGAAGTTGGATCGAAGGTGTCAATAGAATGGATCTTACAATCGGTCTATCCGAACACGTCAAGAAAGTATTCGTAGACACTAAGATGGTTAAACAACTTGAAAATGGCCAAAAAGAACCAATTCAAGTAAATAAACCAATTGAAGTTTGTTTCTGGGGCGTAGACACTAATGTTTATAAAAAAACAGATCAAGCTGTGGAAACAGTTGATGAATCTCTTAATAAGATTCCGGAAAAGAATGCATTTTTATTCGTTGGCCAGTGGACTCACGGTGGATTATACAATGACCGTAAAGACATTGGAAATCTAATTAAAACGTTTTGTACAGCATTCAAGAATAATAATATAAATGATAAACCTTGTTTAATTGTAAAAACAAGTGGCAGTGGATATAGCACAGTTGATCGTTTTGATATGTTGGATAAGATCAAAAAGATTAGAAGTAAATTTGGAGACGGTTGTCCAAATGTCTATCTACTTCACGGCGAACTAAGTGAAGTGGAAATGAACGCATTATTAAATCACGAAAAGATTTTATCGCACGTATCATTTACTCACGGTGAGGGATTTGGTCATCCAATGTTACTATCTACTTTAAGTGGAAAACCTCTACTAGCACCAAATTGGAGCGGTCAATTGGATTATCTAAATGAAAAATATGCTAATTTATTGCCAGGTACACTGGTGGATGTAGATCCTAGCTCTGTTAATCAGTGGATTTTAAAAGAAAGTAAGTGGTTTAAAATTTCTTATTCTTTAGCGGAAGATAAATTTAAACAATTGTATTTTGCTCGTAAGAGTGATAGGTTTACTAAACCAGCTGAATCGCTTCGTAAAGAAAATGAAGAGAAATTCAGTCTACAAGCAATGGATCAAAAGTTGTGGGGTATACTTGATAAGTATGTACCAAAATTTGCTATAGAAAATTCATTTGTTTTACCCAAATTAAAAGCACTTAATACAACAGAAACTAAAGAAGAACAAAAGATTGTTCTGCCAAAACTAACGATGTTATAATATGTTTGTATCATATCTAGTCACAACACATAATGAAACTGATTGTTTGGACTCATTGTTGTCTAAATTAATGAGTTTTAAAAAAGATAACCACGAAGTTGTTTTATTGGATGATTATTCGGATAATCCAACTACAATTTCTATAATTGAGAAGTATAAATCCTCTGTTAATTTTCAACAAAAGAAATTACAGAATGATTATGGCGCTCATAAAAATTATGGTATTAGTTTGTGTAAAGGTGAATGGATATTTCAAATCGATGCGGATGAATTACCAACCGATGTTCTTCTTGAAAATATAGATATATTGTTACAATCTAATGCAGGCAATGAAGCATTGTGGTTACCCCGACTAAACTATTTTGTTGGGGTAACACAAACAGACATTCAAATGTGGGGTTGGAATTATCACGATGGAATGATTAACTTTCCTGATTATCAATCTCGTCTTTTTAAAAATCTTCCTCATATTAGATACGAACGAAGATTACACGAAAAGGTTGAGGGTTATACGTCTTATGCTTTTATACCTGCTCAGAAAGATGTTGCTTTGATTCATAACAAAACAATGGAAAAACAAAGAGAAACAAATATGAAATACAACAAAAACTTCAGCCTTGATGAAAACAAGGGTTACGCTGTAAAATAATATGACTATCGACGAACTTTTAAAAGATATACCGGATAAATTTGAACATAGCACCACTACAAGTCATAAATTTAAACGTGATGTATTTGAGTTTTTTGACAAGCCTGAATTTAAACAAAGTGTTTGTTTAGAAATAGGATCTAATTTAGGATACTCTACTAGAATTTTAAGTTATTTGTTTAAAGAAGTGGTAGGTTTCAATTTGGAAAGTGCAAAAGAAGCTATTGTGTTTAATAAACATCGTACAAATGTAAGATATTATACACAAGACGTATATAATACTCAGTTACCATTGGACTATGGAGATGTATTTTTTATAGATGCGCAACATACTTATTTCGCCGTTATTGATGATACCATTAGATCTCTCAAGTTTAAATCTACAAACGGATTAAAGAAGTATTTCATTTATGACGATATTGGAGCATTTCCAGAATTAAAACAGGCTATGGACGATTTAATAAAAAATGAATACATTAAAATAGTAAAACCAATTGGTTATAGTCCAGATGAAACTTTTATTAGTAAACACCCAAAATTAAGTGCTTACGAGGGATATATTTGCGTTGAGGTATAATTTATGAATAACATTGAACTAAGAAAAAAATACGGCGATCATCCTGAGAATCCGATATATGCATATCCAGATCATTATTTTGCTAATAAAGATGGATTCACTATGCACATCACAAACTGGTTGACATTTTTATCAAAATTTGAAAATGTTCCCAATCTTCAATTTTTGGAAATAGGCACAGGAAATGGTAGATCGTCTGTATGGACATTTGAAAATATTTTAACACATCCGAGTTCCAAGTTAATAACTGTTGATATAACAGAAAATCTACATTACAAAAAAGGCGCTAAATTTAAAGGGATGGAGTTGGAGGAAGATATACTAGTATCAGTCAGACAAAACTTACAGCCTTATATAGATCAAAATAAATGTGAATATGTTTTGGAAGATTCAAAGTTATTTTTGAAAAAATTCAATCCAAATATGGAAAAAATTCTAGATTTTGTTTATATAGACGGATGTCACGAACCGGATCATATAATCTATGAATCTTGTTTATGTTTTGAAATGTTAAAGCCTGGCGGATATCTTTTGTTCGATGATTATGGTTGGGGAAATTGTAGATATGGAATAGAATCTTTCTTATTATGTTATCAAAGCAAAATAAAAGTATTATATAAAGACTGGCAAGTACTAGTGGAGAAATTATAATATTATGAGTAAATATGGATTATTAGACCCAGGAACGTGCATACCAGTATTAGAAGTTGCATTTGCAGTATACCAAATAAATTCGGTATTGGAATTTGGATGTGGTATATGGAGCACTGGTTGTTTTGTTAGAAATAGCAAACAGACTACATCTATCGAAAATGTAGAAGAATGGGTAAAATTTGTAAAACAAGAATACAGTCACAAAAATAATTTGGATGTTGTTCATTATACAAAACCAATGAATGAATACTTCACAGAAAATAAAGAAAGTTATGATCTAATTTTCATAGATGGAAATGACCGAAAAGAATGTTTACAAGCCGCATTTTATAGAAGTCCGTTAATTGTTTGCCACGATATGCATACTAACGAGTTTAAATGGCAATCAGTTAATGTTCCAAGTGACTATAATTTAATGTTATATACAGGATGTGAACCTTATATAACAGGCATATTTGGACACAAAGATATACTCCTAAAAGAAAACATCTTGAATCGTAAAAATTACAAACATAAAAACACATATATCGACGAAAACTTTTGGGTAACAAGAAATTAAAAATATATGAAAAACGTAATAATATTTCAAGATTTCGTTGACACTATCACATACGGTCGTAATTATAAAATCGAAGAGTTGTATAAATATTTCCGTGCACAAATTGATAATAGTTTAAGATTTGGTTGGAATCCCAGTGATATCGTAGTTGTAACCAATTTGGATTTTTCTTATAAAGATGTTACTATTGTAAAAACAAATAGACTGTGTAGATACAACAGATATTTCAATAAACAATACGGAATCTGTGAGTTATTAGAAGAAAATTTAATAGACGATGATTTTTGGTTTCACGATTTCGATGATTGGCAAATTAATAAATTTGAATTTCCCGAATTCGACGGTGTAATTGGTATGGCAAAGTATATCAATGATACACAGTGGAACACAGGATCAATTTTTATTAAAAAATCAAGTGTTAATATTTGGAGACTGATCGTAGATTTTATGGATGCAAATAAAGAACATCTTAAAAATCAAGGTGATGAAAATATAGTTAACTATGTTTATCAACAATATTTAAGCGAACTTCACCCATTCTTTTCACATCTAAATACCAAATACAATGTTGGTGTAACTGGATTTAAATATAGATATGATATGGCTGAAAAACCAGTGTGTATATTGGCATTTAAACCAGATGATGCTGTTGGATATAATCTGATGTTAAATAATAACTTGATTGATACTGAATTGCAGAGTATATTTACTGAACATAAATTAATATGATCATTCAGAATAAATATGCAATTGGTGTACACGTAATGTTCTATGAAATAGAGATGTTATCAACATACGTCGATGGTTTGTTGAATCTTTTATCAACAGTAGATAACAAAGAAAATGTTTATTTAGATTTTTCTTTTAATACATCACAGTTTTTTGAAAAAATAGATACTTCGAAAACATCCAAAGACGATCTTACAGATAGATTTGAGATTGAACTGTCTAAATTAAAACAACTGCCTAATTTACATTATAAAATCATAGATAATGATAATGAATTTTATACCCAAACAAATTACCGTAGAGAATTTAATACTAAATATTGCGAAAAAGTTAATTATTTAATCTGGGGAGAAACTGATAGTTTATTTCCAAAGGAAGCTATTATATCATTAGAACAATTAACGCCTGTAGTTAGAAAACAAGGACTATATAGGTTCATAGCTTGTTTCGCTGATAGAAAACTATGGGATAATAGTTGGGACGTTACTGTACATCCTAAGTTTATAAATCATAGATACGATGATAAGGATGTTGATAACATCAATCAGGCCAAATCTTGTATGTCAATCGAACAAATGAATCTGATTAATTCAGAAATAAAAGAAATTGATGTACAGACGATCAATTATCCAAAGATCGATGGTTCTTGTTTGGTATTGACCTCGGATTTAATTAAAAGTGGAGTTAATATACCCCCTTGTTTTATTCATAATGACGACGAAAGTTTGTCAATGACGGCACAAAAAATACTAGGAGATAAGTATTTACAAATAGTATTTAAAAATGTATTGAAAGTACACGCTCGTAGACATCCGCATAAACGTATGTATATTGCAAATGAAAATAATCCCAGAGGATTTTGTGGAAACGAAAAAGGAGATTGGTGGCAAGTTTTCAAACAAATGTCACAACACAATCTAAATACACTTTTTAATAATACCGGCAAATTTTATACTTACGAAGATTTTAAAAAGAATATATGAAAATTTGTTTTGTTAGTCAAAATGGCCACTCTGGTAAATTGTCCAGAGATTTTCCTAATTGTCGTACAGAATTTGCTTGGCAACTTGCACTTAATGCGGATCATTTTCCTATTCAATCTCTTCTTGATAATAAAGATAACGTTTCTGGGTATGATGTCGTTATTGTAATACTACCAAAAAAATTGGAAACTATAGATACAGTAAGATTATTGGGTGTGGTGAAAGCTATTGGTAAAAAAGTAACAGTGATGCAAGAAGGTCCAGCTTGGTATTATCAAGACTATAATTATACAAACCAAGTTAATTATATTAATTTCCTAAGTTCGATGGACTTTCTGTTAACTCATAATAAGAGTGATATTTCCTACTTCAAGGGTATATTTAAAATGCCAACGTTCAATCTTCAATCGTTAATGATAGAAGATACAGTTAAAAATGTACCCCGTGAAAATAATGGTATGCCTATTATAGGCGGTAATTTTTGTAGTTGGTATGGTGGCGTAGACAGTTACTTTGTGTCACAAAACTTCAATAAACCAACTTTCATTCCCAGTATGGGTCGTAAAATAGAAAATGAAGAACAATTTCCTAGCTTACATCATCTACCATATATGATGTGGAATGAGTGGATTAAAACACTTGCCAATTTTAATGTGGGCGTACACTTAATGCGTACGCATGCGGCGGGTACATTCGCTCTTAATTGTGCTTATCTGGGTATACCTTGTATCGGATATAAAGGATTAGATACACAAGAAACTTTACATCCTGACTTGAGTGTTAATATAGGTGACATTGAAAAAGCAAACGAATTGGCAATTAAATTGAGAGACGATAAATCTTTTTATAATCACTGTTCAACATCATCTAAGGATTTATATCAAATATATTATACAGAAGAAAAATGGTTGAGTGATTGGAATAGAATTTATGAGCAAATTAAAAACTAAGATAGGAATTGTTGGTAATGGATATGTAGGTAAAGCATTCTACAATTTTTTTAAGAATCACTACGAGGTTTTTATATATGATCCGGCATATGATTCATCAAACACTAAAGAGGACATCAATAAGTGTGATTTAGCAGTAGTTTGCGTTCCTACGCCAGAAAATGAAGACGGTAGTTGTAATACAACAATTGTTGAAGAAAGTATAAGCTGGATTCAAACTCCTCTGATTCTTTTAAAATCAACAGTTGAGGTTGGTACCACTGATAGATTGATTGAGAAATTTAAAAAGAATATTGTGTTTAGTCCTGAATTTGCCGGTGAATCCAAACACTGGACTCCTGAATCTTTCACGAATGATGTTAAACAAACACCGTTCTTTATTTTTGGTGGTAAAAAAGAGCTTTGTTATAAAATCATTGAAATTTATACACCGATTACTGGTCCAAGCAAAACCTATAGAGTTACCGATCCAATAAACGCAGAATTAACAAAGTATATGGTAAATACTCATTTAGCTTTGAAAGTTGCTTTTTGTAATGAAATGTACGATTTATGTGAAAAACTAGGTACAAATTATTACGAAGTTAGAGATATGTGGTTATTGGATCCCCGCACAACAAAATCTCATACAGCTGTGTTCACAGGTGAACGTGGATTTGGCGGAAAATGTTTTCCAAAAGATACTAAAGCTCTTGTAAAATTAGGCGATAAAGTTGGTATGGATTTGTCTGTGCTAAAAGCAGCAATTACAAGCAACGAAAAAATGTTGAAATTGAATGAATAAAAATTGTATAGTAATGGTAGCAATTCAAGATGAAGGGTCTAAGTTTGATCATCAGAAATATTTCAATGTATCAAAACAGTGCTGGCAAGCTTATTGCAAAAAAAACAATATTGATTTTATTGTCATAGATAAAAAATTACCAGATGTAAAATTCTGCGTATGGCACAAAGAGTTCGTTTTTGACTTTATAGGTGACAAATATGAAAAAATAGCATTGGTAGATTTTGATACATTGGTACATTGGAATGCACCAAATTTCTTCGATTTGTATGAAGATGAATTTTGTGGAGTATTAGAAAATGAAAATTTATTCTGGATAGATAATAGTCTAAGAGCATTCAAATCTAGTTTTTCCGAGTTAAAAGATGTGGAAATTAAATTATCAGAATATATCAACGGCGGCGTTTTATTCTTCAATAAATCACATAAAGAATTTTTCAATAAACTCAAAGATTTTTATACGAGAAATAAATCTACATTTGATAATTGGAACGTTCCACACACAGGAAAAGAACAAACGATATTAAATTTATATCTTAAAAAAGAAAATATTAATAAAAAATACCTTGATTTTAGATTCAATACAATGCGGTTAATTAAAAACGACTGGTTACAACATAACTGGCAATTGAAAGAAGACGAAACGCCTTTTTTCATAAAATACTCTTATATCTGGCATTTCACAGGTTGTTCTATAGAAGAAAGAAGTTCATTAATGTTAAACATTTGGGATCAAACAAAACATCTTTACGTATGAATGTAGTCTATATAATTAACATTGCTACTGATAAAAAACCCGGTAGAACAGTTCCATATAAATTTGGAATTGAATCTTGGAGACGATATTGTAACAAGCACAATGCTAAATTGGTTGTATTGGAAGAACCAATTCTTCCATATGAAGACTTACGACCCAATTGGCATAAAGTCTTTATCTTTGATTTGTTAGAACAATCAAACATTGAGGTAGATAAAATTTTAATCGTGGACGCTGATACTATTGTTCATCCAAATGCACCCAATCTCTTTGATATCGCAGAAGACAAATTTTGTGTGGTCAATAATATAGGATCTTACGATTGGTTATTTAGAAGTGTTGAAAATTATAAAAAATACATCTTCAATAATTATGAATTCGATATAACCAAGTACTTTAATTCTGGGGTATTAATTTTAAATAAAAATCACAAAGACTTTTTCAACAAAGTTAAAGATTTTTATTTTTCAAATAAAGACAATTTGATAAAGATGCAAGAGACATTTTTTACAGGTACCGATCAACCGGTATTGAACTTTATGTGTCAGATTGAAAACATCGATATGAAATTCTTGCCATATGAATATAATATGCAAGATTTACATCGTAGAGAAGCACTAAATGAAAATATGCCATACTTGGATATGGGTTATATATTTCATTTTAATGCTATACCAAATAACGGCGATAATTCCAAAACTATGTATTGGATGGAAGCTACATTTAATAAAATATATGATACAAATTAGTCAAAAATATCCAACATTAATCAAAGGATCAATTGGAGAAAAGGCGGTAGATTTAATAAGATCTTTATTACCCCAAGGTTCTTCCATTTTAGAATTTGGATGTGGGGTTACCACCAAGTTGTTATTAAATTGGTATAACGTATACTCAATTGAACATAATATGGATTGGTTGAATCATCCCAATGCATATCACGTGTCATTAAAACAATACAATGATACTGATTTTAAAACTCCAGAAGATATATCGTGTCTTCCATTTTATGAAAAACAAGTTGCTTGGTATGATCCAGATAAACTATCCAGTGTATTAAAATTGGTACCCAAATACGATCTAATCATTGTAGACGGACCAAATGGCAACTATGGTAGAGGTGGATTTTATACGCATTTAAATTTATTTAATACCGACGCTCATATGGTATTTCACGATCTAAATAGACAGGCTGAGATGGAGTTGATCAAAAAAGTATCTGCGAAGGTTGGTAGACCAGCTTTTATTTTGGATGATGACGACAAAACAGGAGTTATAAAATCTAACAATTAAAAAAAATTTCATAGTGAATTCTATAGTAGTTATAATAAACTATGAGAAAATATAACTTCACAAACAAAACATTTTTAGTTACAGGCGGCAGTGGGTTTTTAGGCAAACCACTTGTTAAACGCCTTTTAAACGATGGCGCAAAGGTCCGTGTTTTATCCAGAAATGAAGGTAAATTAATCGACCTAAAACAATCTTTTCCTTCTATTGAAATATTGACGGGTGATGTTTCGGATCCATTTGAGGTGCGTCAAGCTATGAAAGGTGTTAACGGAGTATTTCATTTAGCCGCATCAAAACACATTGGCATTGCGGAAAAACAAGTACGTGAATGTATCAAATCAAATACACTAGGATCGTTGTACATTTTGGAAGAATCTCTTAACCACGAATTGGAATTCGTAATTGGTATTAGCACCGACAAAGCTGCGCAAGTGTCTGGTGTATATGGTGCTTCTAAACTATTGATGGAACGATTGTTTAAACAGTTTGAACAACTCAATGCAAATACAGATTATCGTATAGTTCGATATGGTAACGTATTATATTCAACAGGATCCGTTTTATGCAAATGGCGAGATTTGATCAGCGAAGGTAAAGATTTAATTGTCACTGAACCTGAAGCTACTAGATTCTTTTGGACGGTTGATCAAGCAATTGATTTGATTTATAACTGTTTGGAAAACTGCACAGATTCTTCTCCGTATGTTCCAACTATGAAGGGAATGAGCATAGGAAATCTATTGGAAGCACTTATTCAAAAGTATGCACCAGTTGGCATCCGACCAAATGTTAAAGTTATTGGATTGCAAGCGGGGGAAAATAAACACGAAAAAATTCTTGAAAATGGTCTATACAGTAACGAAGTTGAACAGTATACCATTGAAGAAATTAAACAACTCATCTAATGAAAATATTGGTTATAGGTGGAAATAGATTTGTTGGTAAAAAAGTCGCATATGAGTTAAGTAAATTGGCAAGTGTGAGTGTACTCAATAGATCTGGAACTGGTCCTGATAAAGTTAAAGTAATCAAATGGGATCGTAATGAACCATTGACAATTGAAAATGATTATAATGTTATTTTGGATTTCTGCCTTTTCAAACCAACTCAAGCACAACATCTTAAAAATTGGTTAAAACCTAATCAAAAATATATCTTTATCAGTAGCGCAGCTGCGTATAAAGATGCAAATTGTTTGTCGTATAACGAAGATATGCCTATTGGTGGTTTATCTGGATTTGGCGAATATGGTGTTGAAAAGGCGGACTGTGAGAATATAGTTAAACAAATAGATACTAACTATATGATTATTAGACCGCCCTACATTGTTGGCCACGATTGTCCAAGACCCAGAATAAGTTACTATATCAGAAATATAATCAATAATAGACCAGTAGAAGTTGCCGGTGATGGAAATAAATTATTGAGTTTTATATGGGTTAATGATATTGTTAATACACTAGTGGATATGTCTACTACTAATAAATATAATGTTAAAGACAGTTATAATATTGTAAATGAAGATGTTTATAGTGCCAAAACTCTAATTGAAGAAATAAGTATGTTTTTAAATAAAAAAGCAAATGTCATTAAAAATGGTACTAGTTCTCCATTTATCGATGAACATCTATTGTTATCTCCTTTAAAATTAGGAAGAAAGTTTAGTAGCACCAAACAAAATCTACCTGGATTTTTCGATTATATTAAAAATACGTTATGAATAAATTGTCAAGAACAAAACCTTATATCCCCAAAGAAGACCACAAAGAAATATTGGATAGAATTGCGGATATTTTAAATACAGAGTCATTAGTTCAATCAAAGTATGTAGCTGAATTTGAAAATTTATTCGCTAAATATTGTGGAACAAAATATGCAGTTGCAACTTGTTCTGGCGGAACGTGTTTGGAAGTAGCTCTAAGAGCATCTGGTTTAGTTGGTAAAAAGATTATTGTCCCAACCCAAACGTTTATAGCAAGTGTAAGTGCAATTGTTCGATCCAACAATATACCCGTAATTGTAGATATAGATGAAAACACTCATTGTCTGAGTGCAGATATAATCGAAAGAAGTTTAGACAAAGATGTAGCCGGTGTAATGTTGGTTCATATGGCAGGATATATCACGCCTGACTATTACAATATTAAAAAATTATGTGATAAACACGGTCTTTTATTGTTTGAAGATGCTTCTCACGCATTAGGAGCTACTATTGATAATATTCACGCTGGAAACTTAGGATACGCTGGTTGTTTTTCATTATTTGCTACAAAAATTATAACCACAGGTGAAGGTGGAATAATCACTACCAATGATGAAAAATTTGCAGAAACTTGTAAGACATTGAGAAATCACGGCGCTGTCAGAAATCCAACACCAGTAAATGGTGTAGATTTTGGTGTAAGTTGTGAATTTATATCATCCAACTATAAAATGACAGAAATGGTTGCAGCACTTGGTATCAGTCAATTGAAACGGGTTAATGAATTTGTAGAAAAACGAAATGTTATAGCAAAAAGATACAAAGAAAAAATTACAAATCCAAAGATTAAATTTATAGACGTTCCAGATAATATAACCAATACTTGGTGGCACTATATTATAGAATTACCAAGGTCTACAACTTTAAATGAAAGATCAGAAATTTGTAAAAAACTATTCTTAGAATATAACATACCCACAGCAAATGCTTATTGGCCAGCTTGTCATCAACAAAAGGTGTTTGAACCATACACTGTAAATCAAACATATGAATTAGCCGATGGACTTTTATCTAGACATTTATCCATTCCTATGTACGTAGAAATGACTATGGATCAAGTTGATTATGTTGCGGATGTAATTAATAAATTTGTATGATTGTAAGTATTCATCAGCCAAATTATTTACCGTGGATGGGATTTTTTGATAAAATAGCCAGAAGTGATGTATTTGTTATTTTTGACAATGTTCAATTTCCCAGAGGAAAACAACATTTTGGACACAGAAATTTAATTAAGACAGACGGAGAACCTAAATGGTTAACAGTTCCATTAAATGGAAAAAGTGAATTGAAATCGTTTAATGAAATTGAAATTAATTACAACGGTTGGAGTGATAATCATTTAAACTTAATAAAAAACTTCTACAGAAAGTCAAAATACTTCAATGTTTATTATGGCGATTTAGAATCAATTCTTAAAGTTAACTACAAAACGTTGTCAGAATTAAATAGTGCTTTAATTAAATATTTTTTAAATGTGATGGATATCAAAACACAGGTTGTATTTTGTTCTGAAATATGTCCCAATGAAGTTTCTGGTGGTGATCGTATAATGTATTTGTTGAAAAAATTAAATGCTACAAAATACATTTCTGGTACTGGACCAGGCTCAATGCGATATATCAACGAACAAGAATTTAAAGACAATAATATAGAATTGGTATGGCAACATTATACCCACCCTAAATACACACAATTATATGGTGACTTTAAACCGTATATGTGTATACTAGATTTATTGTTTAACGAAGGAACAAATAGTAAAAATATAATTTTAAATTAATATGAAACGTGTAATGGCAATAGGCGCTCATCCTGATGATATTGAATTTGGCTGTGGTGGAACACTATATAACCACAAATTAAAAGGCGATTATGTGGTATATGTATGTATGACCAATACAGAATCTGTAGACGGTACCAATGGAATATTATTGAGAACAGCTGAAGAAAATAGATTGGAAACTATTAATGCTGCTACAGTATTGCAATGTGACGATGTAGAATTCTTACCATTTAAAGATCTACACATACCATTTAGTTTTGATTCAGTGAGTAAGCTTGAGAGCTTGATCAAAAAACATAAAATAGATACAATTTATACACATTGGGCAGGAGATGCAAATCAAGATCACATTTCCACATTCAGAACCACAATGGCAGCTGCACGATATATTCCTAATGTGTTTTGTTATGAACAAATACCAATTTCCAGAATGACAGAAAATCAAATGGACATTAATTATTATGAAAATATAGATAACTCATTTGATAAAAAAATCGAAGCATCTATGTGTCATAAAAGTCAAATTTCAAAATATGAAAAAGTTGGATTAAATGTAAAATCTAATTTGGAAATATTAGCGAGATTTAGGGGTATACAGGCTCAATGTAAATATGCAGAATCATTTAAAATACTTAAAATGGTAAATTAATTATGATACTCAAAGTGAATCCTGAATTTGGCATCGAACTTGCATTAGCAATACCATTTGCATATTGGTTACATCAAAACAATCAATTGGATGGTGTGGTTACTAGCAAAGGAATGAAACCATATTATTTCTTTTGTAATAATGTAAAAGAAGAATTTTTATCTAGGACAGTAGATAACGACGCTGCTTTGGTCGGAGTACCAAACAATTGGATACATCATAACGCATTATCAATAACAGGCAAAGAATATCATCATTTGACTGCCGATGAACAAGAACAGGTTAATGGTGTATTGGATTTTAGTAAATGGATTTGTCCGCCATTCAAAGAATATTATCAAAATGATGAATATAAATTTGATAAACCCGTAGTATTTATCACCAACAAATATAATATGGAACACAATGAAATTCCATTGGGTTATTTTAATATTCCATGTTTGTATGAAATGTTTGATTATTTTAAAGAAAAGGGATACACTGTAATATACAAACGAGCTACTAATAAAGAAAAAGAATTTACTATAGATCAAAATGAGTATAATTCATTACAATTAGGATATCACGATATTAAAGCCAACGTAGAAGGTATAGGCGTTATAACGGATTTTGAATTATGTAAGTATTTTGACAATGTGATATTGATAGATGATTTGGTTAAAGAATCAAAGTATAATTACAATGAAACACAATTAAAAATAATGGCAAATTGTAGTAGATTTGTTACAGTTTGTGGCGGAAACTCAATATTATCATCACTTTTTGGAGGCACAGTTCTTAGTTATATACATAAGGGAAAAGAATTACGCCCTAATTACTTTGGGCCTAATAGTTATTTTCGTAAGCTTTCAAATGCTAACATCATTCCTGTAATAGACAATAGTGTTGTAAAAACAGGAATACACGATTATAGTCAATTGATGGAACAAGTAAAAATACAATTTTAAATATGAAAATTAGTTTTATTCAACCAAGCAGAAACAACCTAAAATATCTTAAATGGAGTTACGAAGCTATTCGTAAAAATTTAAGTCACAAAGAACATGAAATCTGTGTTGCGGACGACTTCAGTAATGACGGTACATTGGAATGGTGCAAAGAAACGTCGGAAAAAGATCCACACTTCAAATTTATCCGCAACGAAGGTCCAACCAGATTGGGTCATACAATTCTATATGACCGTCTTATAAACGAAGTAGCTACTAACGATGTGGTAATGATCTATCACGCCGATATGTATGCGTGTCCCAACTTCGATAAATATATAGAAAAGTATATTCAACCAGGTACCATTGTTAGTCTTACCCGCATCGAACCACCTCTACATCCGCCAGGACCAGAAAAAATTGTACAAGCCTTTGGCACAGAGACAGAAGAGTTTAATGAAGCTGGTTTATTGAAATGGTTCAATGATACTCGTCTGACAAGAAAAGACAAAACCACAGAAGGAATCTTTGCGCCATGGGCCATTTATAAGAGTGATTTCCAATCTATTGGTGGTCACGATGATCTATACGCACCACAAAGCAAAGAAGACAGTGATATCTTCAATAGATTCTTATTAAACGGATATAAATTTATACAAACGTGGGAAGGTTGCGTATATCATATGACGTGTAGAGGTAGTAGATATAATCCTACATTGACTACAGTTGGAAAAGAAAGTGACGAATGGTTAGCTCAAAACAACCGCAGTGCTAGAAACTTCATTCGTAAATGGGGACATTTTGTTAAACACAATGATGTTATGAAGCCAATTGTACCTAACCGTTATGATGTAGGTTTCGTTGTACGTAACTGTGATGAATATAAACTAGCACTTTTGGAACCTTGGTGTGACACAATCTATACAGATGTACCATATGACCGTTACATTAACGCTGAACAAAAAAATACAAAGTTTAATCTAACCAAAAAATTAAAGAGATATGAAGATCAAAAGTTGAACGATGTTATTATCGAATTTGATGCAACTAAAATATCCAATGATAGCTTTGAATTCTTTAATATGATTCAATTAATGTTAGAAGATAGTGGTCAAGTAGGCACACTTGAATATGATATATTCAAACTTAGCATTAATAAGTTAAATACTTATAACAAACAATTGATAGAAATAAAAGACGAATGGTATAATAAAAAATTGTTATGAAAAAACTACTTGATCTTTGGAAAAGTTTATTTATAAAATATTTTGATATTAATCAAAATGGCAAATTAGATAAATTTGAATTATTCATAATAATATCATTTATATTTATATACAATATATTTTTTCAAATTTTAGGTAACTATATTTACGATCTTATAAAATGAACTTAACAGACTACAATATACCAATTATATTCGGAATAACATTTTTTATGGTTATTTGGTTAAATAGCGATATAGTACAAACGATTGCTAAATTAACAAACACACGGCGTTTATTTAAATTGGACGAATATCAATTGTATAAAAGTAGTGTTGATCCAATGGGTACATATCCAAACTTTTTATATTCAGAGTATCCTGGCTATGTTACCAAATTATTAAGCTGTGTTATTTGTTTATGTTTTTGGACAACTTTATTTAGCATTGTTGTATTGTTATACACACTGAATTATCCACTGCGTTATATAATTATGATTATGCCAGTTAACTATATTTGCAGTCTGTTATTGTATTTATCAATAAATAAATTGTTATGATTATAGGAAGTTACGTAGCATTTAATAATTTTGTATCAAAAGATAATATTGGCGCATTTGCTACACTAACAAATTGTATACAAACGTTTGATAAGATCTGTTCGTGTCAGAAGCAAAGAAAATCAATAAAACACGACGAGTGTGATAAAATCTATGTTAATTTAGTCAGCACAGTTGTACCGTCATTGGTTGACTATTTTCGTACAAAGACCACAGATGAAGAAATTATATTCTATCATAATGGTCATAATTTAATTACAAAACTTAAATTGCGTTAATAATCTTTAATGATTCAATAACTTTTGCTGTAATATATGGATGATCGTCTAGTAGACATCCGTTTAATTTATCACTATAATCTTCCCATTCAAAAGCACAGTCAGCTTTTGATTTTACTTTTGGGTCATTTAACATTTCATGATCATTTGCAGCGGAATTATAAATCTTAACAATTTTGTTTTTACTGAACCGTCTGCCTGAAGGCATTGGTTCCTGTTTAAACTTTGTAATATGCACTAATTTCCCACCTTGTTTATTTTGTAACCAAGTACATTCATCTTCTGCATATACATCATATCTGATATCTGTAATAAAAATTACATCAGCATTGGACTGTTTGATCTTTTGTTCAATCTTGTTTGTCCAATATTTACCCATTGATACTTTTCGCATTACGTCACCATAAGCAACTAATAGCGGTCTAATAATATTCTTTTCTTCGGTGTTCTCTGTAAAAACATCAATTCCAACTTTATTATGGATAAGGTCTTTTAGATCGTTTTTTAACTCATATGCCAATGCATACTTTTCAATTTTAGATCCTTGTTTTTCCAAAACGTTTTGAGCAACTCTAGCAAACAAATCCTTGCCACTACGAGCAAAACCAGATACACCTATAATTTTCATATTATTTAAATAACTTTTCTACTTCTTTCTCACTATATCCAAATCCTTGAATTAGTTCACACAATTCTTTTAAATTAACATCACTTGACGTATATATGTTATAGTAATCTATAGCGTCACGATTTCCAATTTTATATTTCTTACAAATACAATCTAAAATTGTTTCATTGATCCCCTCCGTACTATTTTTAATATACTTGCAGAACTTTCTTCCTTTGGGTACCAAATCGATCAACACTTGATAAAATTGTTCATCTGGTATATTTTGAAAATACTTTGAAACAAATGATATTTCTTCTATGATGTCAACATCCATACTAAGAAATCTGATTATCATATATTTGTTAAAAGACTTCTTTTCTTCTTCCGATAAACATTTATAATAGTCTTTTTTCTTTACCTCACGAATGTGATTTATATGATCAAATAAACCACGAACTTTAACTTTGTTTTCGGATGTGTTCTTTGCTTTCATTATTTAATATTCTACTACGTTTATTCAATATTTCAATGTCTTTTGATATTTTATTATTTTTAATGTTGAGTAACTCTAATGCGTCTACGGTTAGAATTTGGTGATCATCAAAATGTCTAAGCAATCTGATGAACAAATAAAAGTTTGCAAAAGTAAAAATGGCTACTATTATTAGTAGTAGCCACATCATTGTTTGATTATTGAAAATATAACTCATATGCGTATAACTATCTACGTATATGAGTTAACATTTATTTCAATTAAGCCTTACGACAAACAGTGGACTTGCGGCCAGCAATTGCTGTACGCACATCCTTAACACTGTTAGTCTTAGCTTGAGTTGACTGTGCCGGTACAGCGTGGTCAATGACCGTACCGACGGCACTATAACCAGCATTCAAGACTTCACGTAGTGCCTTAATCTGGCGACCATCTAGGTCAACGCGGGTCTTACCACTACGTAGTGTCAAGCGTGAAGCCTTCTTGGCCTTCGCTAGAGGAGTAGAGAGGTAAATCTCAACACCAGCGGTGTTATGGCCTACGAAGTTAGTCTTATTACGAGCATTTGTACGAGTATACATATTATTTTTAATACTTTCTTTTTTTATTTGTTTTTTTTGTTTCGTTAGATTCTTCACTAACTTAAATTTATCTTACCACCCATTGTTCAAACTGTCAACAACTTTTTAATTATTTTTCAAATTCTTTTTCGAATCGATCAAGAGCATAGTCCTTTGCTTTGAATTCGAATTCAAAATCCACATCAAGATCAATATACTCATTTGGAATTACACGAACGTAATCGCCGTGTGCTCGTGGATTTTTATTGGTCAAATCATTGTCGCTAAAATGAAACAATGGACGATACTTACCCCACGTGGACATACACAACTTTACCGCTTCTTTAGCGGATAATTTACCTGGGTTACAACGAAAATGAAGATTGTCATACGTGATAGGAATGCCAGTGTTTGAATGAATTAATTCATACAGCTCTTCTACCTTCCAACTATTTGGCTTGTCTTCATTCTCAAGTACCAATCGAGACTTTACATTAACAGGTAAATCATTGTATACATCAACAAACCGTTTAGCAATTTCTTTAGTACACCCTTTATAAATATTCATATGAATGTTAATGGGAGACTCATATGTTTGTGGCAAACCAAACAAATCCATAATAGATGCATGATTTTTTAGTTCCACAATGGACTTTTCTACAACAGTTTTTGTAGCACTCGCAGGCACAACAAATTGGTCAGGATGTGTACTACATCGAAGATTATTTTTTTTAATGATTTCTGCACCACGTTTGAACTCATTATAAATACGATCTTTGTCAGTAAGAATATCAAGTGATAGATTTGCTTCTGGTAAAGTAGCCAATGGAAATAAATCACTGCTGATTCGATAGTTCCATCCTTTAGTCACACACAAAGAAAAAGTGTTTACCGCAACATTTACATTGTTCAGTGTTCGTTGAGAAATAGTAGATAAAGCGCTTTTTCGTTCCAATGACAAGAACCTAGTCTTGGTCATAGTATTAGCTTTGAATCCTTTTTCTTGAAGTTGTAGAGAAATGCAACACAATGATTTTTTCATTGCAGTCATCTTACCAACAAATTTATAATAAGTCAAGCTTTAAGTCCAAGGATATAGTGGCATCTTATATTTTACGCCACCTATCATAATTCCCACATAACCAGCGATTGGACTGCCAGCACCACTTATAAACATATTATTTGATCCTGTAATAGCACTGTGCAGTTGCAGCGATCCTTCTATAACCAAATTATTTTCAATTCTACCACTACTACCGGTTATTTCTGTAATAGATGCGTATCCGCCACTAATATTAGTAATAGATGCATGTCCACCGCTAATATTAGTAAAAGCGGCATATCCGCCACTAATACTTCCGGTAAATGAATTGGCGGTAAATCTACCAGTTATTTTGCCGCCACTACCGGTTATTTGTGTAATAGATGCATGTCCGCCACTAATATTAGTAAAAGCAGCATATCCACCACTAATACTTCCGGTAAATGAATTGGCGGTAAATCTGCCAGTTATTTTGACGCCACTACCGGTTATTTGTGTAAATTTAGCTCTACTACCACTGATACTTCCAGTAAATGAATTGGCGGTAAATGTGCCAGTACGTATATTAGTAAAAGCAGCATATCCACCACTAATACTTCCAGTAAATGAATTGGCTGTTACTCTTCCGGTTATTTTAACATTACTACCGCTTATTTTAGTAAAATTGCCTTTGCTACCACTAAAGCTACCAGTAAACGATCCTGTAAAATTACCTCTGACTTGTTTTGAATTAAATCGTGTATAACCGCCTACTGAAGGCGATCCTATTTGAATTGTGGTAGCTGAACTACCAAAACCTATTGTAGTGGGACTAGATAATAAAAGCGGCGAAAGATTTGTACTGTCTATATCACCGTCTGCATTAATGCTACCATTAGTGTTTAAAGTGTTTGAAGAAGCGTCATAATTTAATGAAGTGTCATAACCTATAGTTCTTTGTCCACTTCCGTCTGAAAATAACAAATATTTGGTACCTGTAGTACTTGATTGATTTTTAATAAAAGTACTGCCACTAAAACTGCCTGTATAATTTGTAGCAAGTACTTCACCTCTTTTTGAGACTTTAAATTTTGTGACGGCTCCAACTTGTAAATCTATCAGTTTACTGCTATTATTCGACGGTCCTGCGTCCGATACATTCATTTTTATCGCAGTCTGATCACCAGACCCGAATGTAGCGGTCATTGCATTAATTGGGGTATTCGCCATAAATTACTCTTATAAATATAAATAGTATCTATAATAAGTAATTTATATTATAATATTTCTACCTACCCACTTCTTTAAAATACATGTCTTTAGCTTCTTGATACGACATACCAAACATTTGGTTATAGAAATGTACCGTATTCTTTAAATTTGATTCACTCTTTAGCTTTTTATATCGGTCTACAGCCTTTGGTCGCCACCACTCAATTATACCTTGCATATCACGTTTAAAGAGGTCTTTCATCTTCAATTGATCAACATCAATTTTACTTTGCAAAAACTCTTTGGTATTTTCATAAAAACAACTATAATATACACCTCGTTCATATCCGTGTTGATAGTTGGATTGTTTTATTCCACATTTACTAAATATCATACCGAGAATACGAGATTTAGCTCCAGTTACAGGTCCACTCACTCCTTCTTTTTGAGTAAGTGCTTTATCATAAGCAGTTACATCAATATCTTTTAACCAATTGTGCCAAGTTTCATAAATACCATCATCTGGTTTAATTGAAATTTTACCAGCACTAGATCCACATTTGTGCCACCATTTTAAACTATTATACATACTGTAACTACCATATAAACTTGTAGTTGTCATACCCACAAGAGTTTGATCGTATAATTGTTTCCAAAGATCACGTACTGTTGACGTAGTAATCATAGCGGCTATTAATTTACCACCTAGAAAATTATAACCAATTGGCTGAGTACTCATAATACAACTGCCAATTGCGCTATATGCCAATCGTTTCTTTTCCATCTTATCAGATGTAGTCCATCCTAAATAATTGTCACGGTCAGTAATAGCAATTACATCACTAGAAACACTGATACAACCAATATACTTTGGGTTATCAATATCTCCATCGGTTACAAGAAATTTAATAAATCTACCAGGCGTTTGATCAAAAGTCATTGTATGACCAAAAATACGAAGAATTGTCCAATCTTCATTTTGTTGTTTTGATTCAACATAAACCAATTTTGGATTTATACTTTCAATTTCTTTAATAGTTAAAGATTCATCGTTAATATCGGTGGGTGTCCAAATTTTGGCTTTAATCATATTAGCCTTATTTGAGAAACTTTCACACGTTTGTATTTCCATCCACTTTTTGTAAAAGGTCTGCTCTTCAACAGACATAGACTTCAACAAATTAAGATTATCAACCAACTTTCGTTTATTTCCTTCAAAGTCAAACGATTCAATTCCAAAGTATTCTTGTAACGTATCCATATTATTCTGTTTTTCTTAAAATCATTTTAAATTTTAACGTCAATTCGTTTTTAGATGACTTGACTTCTTTTATTTCCCACTTTTCTTTTAAAGTATCCAAATACAAATTAGTACCATTATCAATATACTCTACAGGCAATTTAAGATCCAGTAAATCTTTTTCCTCATATACCAAGAAGTTTTTTCCTTTGTTATCTAAATATAGTAGTATTTTATCTCTTTTTTTTGCCATAATATGGTATAAATAGAAACACCGTATATCAAATCAAAGATATACGGCACATCTATTATATTGATTTTTCTTTAAACATTAACAGAATTGTTCTTTGTTGTATCAACATTGACTATAACAATCGACTCCTTGTTGGAAGATGAATTGATGTTCACCATTTCAACCAATAGCTCACGATTTAAATGTACTCCCTTGTTCTTAGCTTCATCAATAACCGATTTGGTAATCGGTCCAAATACGTGTACCAAAGTTGGACGACCTTTTCCGTTAGGTAAAACGCCAATTACATTTAGTTCACCTCGATTAATTGCTTTCTTAACCTTGTCTCGTAAACTAATAGTTACGATATCAGTGTTAATATCATTTAGTTCCTTAATTGTAAAAATACAACTTGGATATTTTACTGTTTGATTTGTCTTATTCTTACGATCTGTCTTTTTCATACTTTATCCTTTCTTGTTTATGTTGTTATAAATCTAACCGTTAATATATTATATCATCTTTATATTATATGTCAATAGAATCCATCATCTTTTTATTAATAGTCTTAACAATCTGATTTAGATTCTCGACGTTAATAAAATTAGAGTCTACACCATACATTGTTCTGAAATTAGCACGTAACGTTTCGGCTCCAAATCCATCATATTCCGTTACAAAATACGAAATGATGTTATATCCAGTCTCCCGTATTTTATTTACTTGTGTACGAGTGTGATTCAAAGCAGTTGCGCCATTATATGAAAACCCAATACCTCCTGTACTATGGTAGTTGAAACACGGTTCACCATCACTAATATTAACAAAATAACTGTTTGTGTTGTTACTAGCTTTAGGCAAATATCGTAACAATGCTTCAAAACATAATCCTTCTGGAGTTGTATGTGTTGGCAAAAGATATGAGAACATATTCTTTATCTTACTAAATTTATCAACCTTAGAATCATACGCGACTACAATGTATGGACTGTTACCCATCGATGTACGAAAACTAATCGTCAGATCCACATTGTCAATCATAGACGTAGCCTTTGCTAGTGCAACACATAGTTTAATTGTACGATTCCACTTTTTGCCTTGCATACTAGCACTAGCATCTACACTGATATGAAAGTTAATTTTCTTATATTTGGTGACAAATGTATTATAAAAGATATTGCTATCGGTTTCAAATCCGAGTTCATGCATCAAACGTTTATCAATCTTACCAATATTACGACGGGTAAACTTATCAACGTTAATTTCATTACGAATTTGAAGACGGCGGCCTAACTTAGCTCCTAACACAATGCCGTCATCCACGTTCTTCTGTAACATAGTACGAGCTCCAATGTCATCTTTTGCAATAGACATTGGAAATTCATCTGAGAGGATCAATTCTTTTGTCATATTCTTTACAAGAATACATTCAACGTTACCAACAATTCCGTTGTTCTTAAGAACATCACTTGCAACAGGTACTAGATCAATTTTACTCTTTTCTAGTACATCAAGCAATGTCTTTTCACGTCTAGAAACCTTTTTCTTTTTGATTTTACCAGCCAGAAAGTCTTTCTGTTTATCAAATGATTTAGCAATCTTAGTTTGTTTAGACTTACTAATATTTGAATCAGATCCAATATTGGAAGTTACATCGCTACTGTCAGTTGTAACAGTAGACTCCATACCACCAAGTACATCACTAGCAGTACCCAATATAGTTGGGTTCGATGAATCATCTTCAACGGCGGATGAATCGCCATCTCCATCACCATTTCCATCCGTTGGTTGTGACTGTGCATTATCAGTTTTGTGTTCAGTAATATTCTTAAATACAATTTCGGAAATCTTATACGCTATGTCTAGACGATCTTTTGGAGTTGTCAGACGACAGATATTTGACAAATTCAATTCACAAGCAATGTCATACAAACCAGGCAATGATTTCAAGCTTGTATCAGGATTCGTAAGATTAATAATACGAAACATATATGAATCGATACTAGGTGTACGATATAGATTGCTTTTCAAGGCATCTGAAATTACTTTATTATTAAAGTATTCATCATACAAAGCATCGTAGTAACCACGATAACCAGGCGCGCTATTATGTACAGTATAATCAATATAACGATCTTCTACATAATTTAGAATCTGTTGACTGGTCTTACCAACAATATCTTTTGAAATATTCAACTTTTCAGTGTAATTATAAATGTCACGGGGAACATTCATCCATACTGTCTTAAACATTTCAAAATCAGAATATTTAACGTGACTGCCTTCGTGTAAGGCTAGTCCAACAGCCACGTCAAAATTATCCTTCTTAGTAATATCGCTACTGATATAAACCACCTTACCATCAGTACAATTTACAGCACTGTCATTAAATACTACAGGAATGTTCTGGTTCGTCAGAATGCTAACATAATTAGAAATAGCACGACGAGCGGAAGACATACGAATCAGTCGAGATGTGTTTTCCGAAACACGGTCTTCTACGTCATCGTTTAACGTGTTATTAGCGTCATCCGCAATAGCAGCATCAAGTTCATCTTCCCAATCCCAATCGTAATTGTTACCCTTTAACCAGAAATCACTGTAGTTGCTCATAATAATTTATTTTCTATATGTTATTAAAAAGGAGGTTGAGTAGTATTGTTCAATGGATCATTAAACAACTTTTCCTTAGATTCTACCTTAATATACTTTTGTACCAACTGACGAATATATGTACGTTCACTGTCAACACCACCATCCTCAGTAAAGTTAGGATAAATGGTCGTCTCAGCAATTTCAAGCAAATTAAATCCATCCACAATTAGTTCCGCAATTTCAACAGTACTACGTGTAGGAATAAAATTAGTAAGCTTACTATCTTCCTGCTTAATCTGTTTACGGGTATGATCAGCAATTTCACAAACAGACTTTAGAACGTCTAGCTGTTCATTAGAGTTAATATTAAACCGATTCTTTAATAGAGAAAATTCAGCGTCCTTATCAAGCGGAGTCACTTCAATCTTAACAGGAAAACGTGAAAGTAGAGCACGATCCATTACACGGGTAGCGGTATATTCATTACCTACGTTAGCAGTAGCGATAAAAGTTACACCGTCTGCAACCTTAACAACTTCACAATCATCCTTTTCATCCAATCGAAGATAACGCTGGAGATCATCAAGAACAGTCATTAGAATATTAACACCATCGTGATGACTACGAGAAATTTCGTCAAGTAGAATGATGGCGTTAGGAGTACGAATAGCCTTGATAAAACTAGACTCCTTGAATAGAGTACCAGTCTTCTTATCAAAGTGAGTGTTGCCAATCAAAGCACTACGAGCATCTTGTGTAGCACCCAGATTAAAATAGAAGAAGTTATCTTCACGACCAATAGCCTTAGCAACAGTTTGCGCTGCTAGAGTCTTACCACAACCAGTTGGACCAAGAAGCAGAATGTTCTTGCCACGAATAGCACTACGTACCATATACTTCCACTTGAGATCATCCATAATCAAAGAAGATGGACGTAGATTTACACAAGTGTCAAGATAAGCCTTGATATTGAAGTCCTTGCCAGTAACCAGATTAAACGAGTTTTTGTTTTTCATAAGTTTTCTTACCGTAAAATCATCTTACCACGGATATATAAGAAGTCAACTGGAAAAATAAAAAAACCACCAGTTACGGTGGTTTGGGTTATATTAAAATAATATTATTAATGATGATGATAGTGATATACTGGACGACCCCATCCACCATACACAACTACTGCTGGTTGGGGATGTACATATACAACAGGAGCAGGTTGATAATATACTACTGGTTGAGGATGTACTACTACAGGCTGTGCATAAACCACTGGTTGTGGTTGTACATATACAACTTGTGTTGGGGGATTTACAATTCTATCAATAACGTGAATTACTGCAACTCCGGTCAATACTTTACCAACTGTAGCCCATTCTCTATCGCCAGCAAATGTTTGGGAAGATAGAGTTGCACTCAATGCGGCGATAGTAATTAATTTTGTCATATTTATCCTTTTTTAGGTATACCTTTATAGTATATCAAATTTGAGAAATTGTCAACTACTTCTTTTTGGCTTTACCTGCTTTTGTATATTTAATAACCAATTTTTGAAGATGTTTTGGTAATGTAGGTGGGTTATATTCCGCTTTCTTTGGTTTATGATCACCTTGTTTAGCGAATTCTCCAACAGCTTGCATTGGTTGAGTAGGATCATCTTTTGGATCGTTCATATTCTCGACCTTAACATTCTTTACAATTTTGAATCCTTTTTGTGGGTTAACTACGTTTTCTTCAGATTCAGATTGTTTATCAGCTTTTTTACCACCTTGTTTATCTTTGGTATTTTCAACTCCCTTACCCAAAGCACTATCTACATAATTTGTAATATCAGATTTTAAGTATTCTTTTACGAATTTCTTAACATCTTCAAATTTCATAAAAAGTTTCTTTGTTCTATCACTTCCGTCTCTGAATGCTTGAATATCACAAATACCGTGTACTATTGGTCTAATACTAATGTGATGTGGTTCACAATCACATACATTGTAATTACCAGCATCATCGAGTTCAATAGGCTTCTTAATTTCTTTTGATAATCCGTCGATTAAATCACTCCAAGAAGACGAAGCATTTGTATATTTTTGCTCCAATGTTTCTTTTACCAGTTTATTGACTAATTCTTTAGAAGACTTCATATTAATATACATATAAATAGTACTTGATGGTCAATTATTAATCTTTTTTATCGTCTAATATTTCTATATGCCCAATGTACCCATGACTATCATTTCTGGTAGCTACTGCTTTAACGTGGTATATAGTACCCTCTCTATCAATCATTCTGTATATAGTAATACTACTTCTTTTATCTTTAATAGATCTGTCCCATTCTTTTTCAACCATTTCCAAATCTTCACTAAAGATACCATTTTTCCACCCATTACCTAAGAAATAATCTACATCGTGTTTTAATAATTGACAATATTTTTCATTTACCCACGTACATTTACCATCGGTATCACATTCAAATATTGGTTCCGGTCTATTATCTAATATCCATTTTTGTCGTGTGCATATAGTCTTAATCAAATTACTATCGTGACTAACCTGCTTGTTTATCTTATCTACATGGTCTTTTAACGATGTGCCCGAATTGGGTTTGACTTCTTTTAATATTTCTTTTACATTCCGATTCAATGTAAATACCCATTTGAATGCGCCGAATAAAACGCCGCCGGCTGCACTTATTACTAATATTTTTTCTAGGTATACAAAAATGGATTCCATAATATAAATTGATCGAGATGGATATAAATATAATAAAAAACGAGTACTCGTTAAAGTACTCGTTATATTTTTTAATTATTTACAATTACAATTTGAAGTCGTCAAATGCACCTTCACTGATCGTGTTATCAACTCCTTTAACATAACTACTCAATTCAGTTTCTTGGGGGGCTACTTGAAGTTTTTTACTATCATAGTAACTATCTAACCACCCAGATAGTAAATTGGTCTTAGCAGCTGGATACAATTTCTTATATCCCATACTTGTTAATCTGTTATTAGCCAACCATTCAATATAATGTTTCAAACTTTCCGCCGTCAATCCAACCAAACTACCTTTACTAAATAGATAATCTGCCCAATCCTTTTCAGCATTTACCGCCATTTCATAAGCAGCATATATCTTATCTTCATTTTTCTTAACAATATCTTGGAATCCTTCTTCCGGATTATTTATCCAATTCTTCATAATGTTCTGGGTAATAGCTACGTGAAGATTTTCATCTCTACTGATAAATTTAATAATCTTACTGTTACCCTCCATCTTTCCACGATATCCAAAGTAAAAACTACAAGCAAATGATACATAGAATATCAACCCTTCAGTAATTTGAGTTGCCAATACAGCATCAAACAATTGTTGTTTAATATCATCCGACGGCGTTAATAGTTCATCATACTTCTTACTAATAGCTTTAGCACGTTTCACAATTTCTTCGTCTTCTAAGACACTATCAAAGAACTTGGTAGCATCTGGATAAACATTGTTAAGAATGTATGTATAACTGTTACTGTGAATAGTTTCAAAGAAACTCCACGCATTCATACAAATTTCTAATTCACTATTTGTAACGTGCTTCATTAGTTCGTGAATACTACGACTCAACATACTATCAGTCATAGTTTGAAACTTTAAATTACTGTCAAAAACAAATCGTTCCTCAGCAGAAAGATTCTTGTAATCACTAATATCCTTCACCAACGAAACTTCTTGGGGTCGCCAAAAGAAATTTAGTTGTTGATCGTACAAATCATAAAACTTTGGATATTTGATCTTATCATATCGCTGAAGTGATAGATCTTCTCCCAAGAACATTGGGTTGCGCAACTGATCTATGTTTTTCTTATTTAGTACAGTTTTCATATATATTTTTTTATTATAGAGCGCAAGCTCCGCTTTCACAATCGGATTCTTGTACTATTGGTTTTTCATCAACCGTTTTTGTTTCCATGGCTGTTTGTTTATCACCATCATCTGTATTAGCATAATATAGATTCTTCAATCCATACTTGTATGCCAACAAAATATCTTTAATAACAACCTCTACAGGCACTTTGTTTTTCTCATAACGGGACGGAATATAGTACGTGTTGGTACTGATACTCATATCTGTGAACTTTTGAATAGCAGCAGCTACCTTCAAATATCCTTCATTATTTGGCATATCAAAAGCAAAAGTATAATTATCCTTGTACTTATCAATATTTGGAACCACCACAGGCAAAATGTTACTCTTGCTTCCCTTGAAACTAATAGCACTACGGGGGGGTTCAATACCATTGGTACTACTTTGAATTACACTACTTGATTCTACAGGCATACAAGCAGTAAGAGTAGAATGTCTCATACCATACTTCTTGATGTCTTCACGTAAAGCTTCCCAATCCATATGTAAAGGTTCAGTGATAAATTCATCAATGTCCCGTTTATAAGTATCAATAGGAAGAATACCTTGACTAAATTTAGTACGATCAAACTTTTCACACTTACCAATTTCTTTTGCCATTTCAACACTTGCTTTGATTAGATAGTAACTGGTCTTTTCCATCCATCTAGATACGAAATTTGGAGCTTTTTCATCCCAATACTTCAATCCTTCTTTAGCCAATAGAGCAGCCAAGTTACTTACACCCACACCAAGACTACGACGTTTAGTAGCAAAGTTCTTTGCTGCTGGTACGAAATATTCTTGGTGATCAATCAAAGCGTCCAACATTCTGACAATGATGTCACATACATTTTCCATTTCAGTATCATCTTTAATTTCTAACCAATTCAATGCTGCCAATACACAGACTCCAATTTCTCCTTTTTGATCATTAACGTCATAAATAGGAATTAACGGATGATGCACTTCAAGGCAAAGATTGCTTGTATCCACTTGATCCAACCAACTACCGTGTTCATTTGCGTGATCCACGAACATTGTATAAATACGTCCAGTTTCAAGACGCTCTTTAGCAAGTAGACCCATCAATTCACGTGCAGGTACTTTCTTCTTGAACTTGAGATTCTTGTTAGCTTCAGCCTTTTCATATTTTTCTCTGAATCCTTCCATTCCAAATGTATTCCACAGTGAAGGGCATTCGTGATAACTAAATAGTGTAACGTCTTGATTCTTCAAGAAACGTTCAAAAATTAGTTTATCAAGACCCACGCAATAATCTAACTTACGAACTCGATTATCATCTGTACCTTGATTATTCTTCAATACAAGAATATCTAGAATATCATAATGGAACCAAGCGAAATTTACAGTTGCGCTCCCACCACGAATGCCATTCTGGTGACAACTCTTTACTGTAGCTTCAAATGATTTAGCAAATGGAATTGGACCTGTATGCATTACTTCACCATTACGAATTGGAGCGTTTGTAGCACGTAGTCTTGATAAATTCAATCCAATGCCATAACGACTAGCTGTAGCAAACCCAACCGCACTATTGTTGCTGAAAATACTACGTAGATCATCATCGACTGTGAACAGTGAACAACTGGCATAACTCTTCATTGGAGTTCTTACGCCTGCCATAATTGGTGTGGGTAAATTGATCTTATGTTTACTAAAGTAGTTATAAGCTTTCTTTACATACTCAAGTCGGTTTTCTTTATAATCTTTAAAGAAAGTCATTGCAATAAGCATATAAGCAAACTGAGGACTTTCATAAATTACCTTAGTAGCCCTATTTTGGACCAAGTACTTATCACACAACTGTTTGATACCAGCATACGTGAAATTAAAATCACGATCATGTCGTAAAAACTCATCTAGCTTGTCAAATTCTTGTTTGGAATACCAATTTAAAATATCCGAGTCATAAACCAAAGCATCAATATTAGTTTTAACTAAATCGTGTAACTTTGGGGGATTTTTACCACCCCAAACATTTTTTCGTAATTGATAATTTAATAAACGTGATGCTACAAATTGATAATTAGGTTTATCTTCTGTGATTAGATTAGACGCGGCTTCAATCAACATCACGTGGATATCTTTTGATGTCATACCATCGAAGAACGACAAATGAGCGTTCATCGCTACTTCTTCAAATCCAACACCTTTTATATCTTCAGTAGCCCATTGTAAAATTTTATTGATTTTATCTGCATTAAACTTCTCAGTGATACCATTTCGTTTCTTTATAAAAATTTCTTTATTCATACGGGTAAAAAATAACTATTGTTTAGATAGTTCATTTTGCGTTTAGTCTATAACTTTTTTATTATTTTTTTATGTGTTTTTCGTCTGCTCCATACTATGAGTTATTCTTCGTCATTGTTATGAACATTCCATTTTGATTTTAGAACCTTTTTGACTTGATTTTCACCATCCATCATTTCATTCAAGATACTCATACCCTCACGGCTATTTTCACCATAAATTTCAATATCACCACAACTAGCATTCATCTTACTTGGAAAGGTCAAACCATCCGGGCCGAAACGATTCTTAATTACGTGGAATCGTGCAGTATTTGCTTGTTTATCGTTAACTTTACGACTTAGACTAAGAACAAAGTCAGCGGTCATAATCTTACGATAACTATCAGCAATGTTGTTAGCCTGAATAATGTCTTCATCCATAGCAGCCCGATTACTCTGTGAAGCACTCCAAATAGGAACTTGTAACTCACCAGCTACACCTCGTAGTTCTTCATAAATACCACCAGCTTCACTATAACTGTTACTATTACGTTCACTTTGCGATGGACGTAGAATATCTGCGTAATCTACAATAATCAGATCAACTTTAGTACCTAGTATAGCCAATCGTTCACAATGAGCTTTAAGGCTATAAGCACTTACTGTTTTAATTGGAAAATATTTAATCTTCAATTTTCCAGGCACCTCTGCAATCTTCTTCTTCACGATGTCTACGTTATTACGAATATTCTGGAAATCAATTCCTGTAAAACAAGCATCATAACGTAGTCCAACATAATTTTCATTCAATTCAAGCGTAAAATGAACTACATTTTTACCTTGTTTCATCGCTTCAACGCCTAGTTTAGATAGTACCCAACTCTTACCACTACCAGCACAAGCTGTAATAATACCCAATTCACCCGCTGCCAATCCTCCGTCCATAATGGTATCAATTTCAGTCCAATTGGTTTTAACGCAATTACGACTCATTACACTCATTCGTTGTTCTACATCTTCGGTATAATCGTGACCAATATTACGTTCCATACCAGCTTTCATCGCGTGATCAACTACATTCTTAATTTTATCATATTGACCAAGTGCTAATAAATCAGCACTTTCAATAATAGCATTCTTTAGTTTCTGATTTTTACAGAATTCCAAGAACTGTTCCTTAACAAACTTCAAATCGTTATCACTTACCTTTTGATAAACTAATTTGAGATTATCCACGATGCTTCTTTTAAGTAGTTCATCGTTTACTTCATCAACTTTAATCTTGAATACAGTTAAAGTTGGTAGATCTTTATATTCGTTAAAATACTTTATACTTTCTTTTACGACCCATTTATTTGCATCACTTTCAAAGAAGTCTACTTCGATAATATCATTGATACGTTCAATAAATGAACGATCAGATATTAAACACGAAATACACTTGATTTGGAAGTCACGGCCGTATTTTGTTAATGAATCAATTGCTTTTTTGTTTTCCATAAGATAACTCTACTATACCACTGAATTTTGTGGTTTTCAACTTTTATTAACCGACGTTTTTATTCTACAAAACTATTTAATTTGCCAAAACATTCTTGTAACCAAATGTGATAATTGGGGATATTATTCCACATTTTGTCTTCTGTAATCAATTTAGTAAAACTCATTTTATCAATTCTACGTACAGGAGTTTTTATTATTTCTTCTATACGTAACTGTGTAAATGACTGTACTTGCGTATCTTTTAACTGCATCAACGTGTGATTACGTTCAAGTAGTAACTTGTTATCTAACACGGTCTGATATATTTTATACTTACCCTTGTTATTTTCTGCGTAATTATAAATCTCATTCAAATCATATTGACGTTCTTCTGACAAGAAAGGAAATGATTTAATTACCCGCTTCAAACCTACGCCATCCAGTCCTGGAATATTATCACTGACATCACCTTCCATAACTCTATATAAAATATAGTTACTACATGTAACTCCATATTCATCTAATATTTCTTTACAACCAAATATTCTCTTTTTGACAGGACTCCAAATTTTGACTTTGTCATTTGCCAATTGTAAAAAGTCTTTATCAGTAGACATAATTGTTATATTGCTGTCCTTAAAAGTTTCTGTAGCTAAATAAGCAATTGTATCGTCTGCTTCTATTTGATCAATTGCCATTATAGTAACAGGCAAAGTATCTAAATAATTTACAGTACGAATCAATTCTTTTTTAAAGTTTACAGATTCTATCTCAGATGAAGACAGTTCTTCATAATTACGATTGAGTCTGATATCTGTCTTTCTACCATTTTTGTAAGCTGGATAAATCTTTCTACGTTTCTGACTTCCTCCCTTACCATCAAATACAATAATAACTCGGGTAGGAGAAAGCAATTTAATTGCATATCCAATGCTTTTTAAGAAACCCGCAATACCACCTGTGTGTAATCCATCCTCATTAAGTGACGGAATGGCCATAAAACTTCTAATGTAAGTATTAAGGCCATCAACAAGGAGGATGTCAGAATTAGTAGTCTTTTTGAGACCGTCACTTCCAACACCCTCCTTAATGTTTTCAAACAAGGAGTACAGTTTCTTCTTTTCAAATGAACTGAATCCGCTCATATTATTCTTCGCTAACCGAAGTTTCTTCTGACTCTACGACAGCATCATCAATGATCTGACTATTAAAGTCTTTGTACTTCATAATTACAACATCACAAATCTTCAAGTAAATTTCTTCACTCAGTTCCTTGTCTGTTTTCATCACGGTCACAAAGTCTTTGGATTGAAACTTCCATTCGGATCCATCATTCTTCTTGTATGTGTAATAAGCACCACCTTGTTTAATCAGACTTTGATCTTTTAGAACTTTAATCCAACTACCATAGTCAGCAATTCCGCTATCAAAATAGATATCAAAACTTGCTTGACGTTGTGGCGGACCCATACGATTCTTCACAACAACCGCTTTACATTCGTTACCAATAACTTCATCACCCCTCTTGAGTTTACCTGTATTATTTAAACGAACACGAACACTACAGTGATAAGCAAGTGCTTTACCACCTGATACCACATACTGATCGCCAAACGCCATAGCCTTTAGATTCTGACGTAGCTGATTAGTAAACACTGTAAGTACCTTCTGCCGACCAATCATAGTAGTAATTTTACGCATTGCTTTGCTGATAATAATTGACTTACCAGTAGCGTAACCATCTTTACCGTGATCACTTTCAAGTTCTACCTTTGTAGATGCCGCTGCTACGGAATCAACAATAATTGTTAGAATTCGATCCTTGTCACTTTTACGAACAATAGCGATCATTCGTTCCATCTGGGCAAAAATATCTTCAACGGTTTCACATTGAACATACAATAACCTAGACAAGTCTACACCTAAACTTTTCCAGAATTCAGGAGCAGCTGAGTTTTCTGTATCAATTACTACAGCAATACCACCTTTCTTTTGGGTGTCGGCAACAACGTGCGCGGATAACAAACTTTTACCAGTACCTTCAAGTCCGTTAAATTCTACCATTTTTCCAACCGGCAACCCGCCGTGTGGACGATTACTAATTGCCAAATCTAAAATAGAAGAACCAGTGCTAATCCAATCCGTGATTTCAGATGGATTGTCTTGTTCATCTAGAAAATGAGCAATCTTTCCACCCTCTTTATTTGCTTTATTTAATTCATTTGCCAACATTTCGATTAGTTCGTCACGTTGACCCGTATCTTTACTAACACTTTTTTTTGCCATAACGTATATAAATAGAAAGCCGGTGGACTATAAAAACTCCACCGGCTTATTTTTTAATTTTTAAGAGTTAAACAAGTCATCAAATGCTTGATCTACACTATCTTTACCCTTAGCTTTAGCTGTACTTGGTGATTGAACGGCTTTTGCTTGGGATGTGACCACGGGGCTTGTGGGGAATGGAGCTTCATCGTCATCTCCACTTGCGGTTGGTTCTGTTACGATCTCAGAAGCAGCAGCTTCTGGATTTAACCATTTATCCATAACATCTTTTAGATCGTTATAGGATAGTTCTTCAAATAGATCCAAAATATTAACTTGGGACTTCAACGCTTCCATCAACTGTGCGTTTTTAGGATCTACCGCGAGACTTACATTTGGCTTAACACGAATGCTTGTTTCTGGGAAACTAGCTCCGCCTTCAGCTGTCTTGAATTCTACAACGATATCACGACCATTGGTTAGATCGGTAATATCACCAAAATCAGGATCACTGATGATTGATAGAAGTTCTTGATAAACTTGTTTACCAAATCCCCAGAACTTTACGCCTTCTCCTTCTTCGCCACGAATAATAGCTGGTACGAAAGTACGCATCTTGGGTTCCATCTTACGACCCATCTGCCAATCTTCTTTTGAACCAGTCTTTTTCAGACGATTAGCAAATTCAACGATTGGATCTGGACGACCAAAACTATCAGGAGATAGATATGTCTTGTTGTTGATGTTGTAATGAAACTTTAGTTCAATGAATGGATTATCAGGTACATACTTGTACGGAACAATACGAACTACCTGTTTCCCAGGCTTTGGTTTCCAAATCAAGTTTGATTTCTGATTTGTGTTTGAGAGAGAGCTCAAACGGCTCTTTAGCCGACTTAGATCTAATGCCATAATTATTTAATATTTAATGTTTAATTAGTTAATTAATTCGTCTGGTTCACTCAAACCAGATTGTATAACCAACTCGAAACTAAGTCTACACTAGGTGCAGACCAAAATCAAGTCAAAAATACATATTAAATTTCAGAGATAGAAAACAATTTTAATGAAACTATTTTTACCCCAATTTCATTGGTTAAAATAATACTGTTTTTATATAAATCCCAATTTAATTGAAAGCTCTTATCAAATACACCATTGTTTTCATCAGCAATCAACTTATTCATTGCATTGAGCGTATATAGTGTATTTGTTTGCTTCTTACGATGTATACTAATGGTGCCTTTGTATCTATTAATTTGTTCACGTTTTTCAACGTTGAATGTTAGATATAATTCCCGAAGATTATTTTCGTTAGCAAATATAAAGATCTTATTATCTATAAGAGTATATTGCTTTGGTATTTCTTTTAATGCGTCTGTATATTGACTACTATTAGAAAATGTACAGAGCAATTGTTTTTGAGTTATCATATTTTGTCAACGACTTTCTGACCTTCTACTTTGAATGTAAATTTACTTCCGCTACTACTATCCATTGCATAATTAGCATATGTTGGTGTGGCAATGTCGTCTTTCATTGTAATGCCAATAAACAAATAAAGATTAACACTTAGATATCCTTCATCCGGTACAACATTGATCTTAATCTTACCTAATTTGATATCATTATATTTTTTAGGAATTTCTAAGTTGAAATTGCTTTTATACTTTAACTTCTCTATTTTTTCTCCCGTAAATTTGATCAAAGGTAAACTTACATTAGTACCAAATACAGCTTCGGATGAAAGTAGACTAGATAGTTTAATAAACTCTTCACGGATTTTATTTGGATCTGATGTATTGACATCTTTCAATACGTTGTTTAGTATTAAATCTAAATATTTCAAAGCTAAAATGTTTGCTCTATATTTAAATATAGGTCTTAAAGTATCTCTTTCCAAACAATCGTTAATATCAAAGTCTGCTTGGATTTGATTAATAGTGTATACTAAATTTTCTTTCAATTTCTTAATACTGTCCAACTCGACCTTTTCTATATTGATAGGAAAGAATTGTATTAATGAATCATTATTTGATAGTTCTGTGATTTTATTAATCAATGATATATCTTCCGTATTTGATTTCAAAACGTTCTTAAATAAAGTTAAATTTTTATCAACCGTACTTGTGTACGATGCGTGTTGTTTGTCACATTTACTAGAACCTTCGTCAATCGTACCAAGTTCTCTTTCAAGATCATTTTCTATTCTTTCTAAATTTTTAAGTTCCGTCGATTGTAATTGATTAACATCCGCGTTAAGTTCTTTAAAAAAGAAATTTGTTATCTTTGTAGTAAACGGATTTATTGCATTAATAAACGATGAAAAATAATTTTTTGCAATTTCAGGTATAGTTTTAATTTTATCAATTGCGTTTTTGATGCTGTTGGATATAGTATCTAAAAATCCCTCATTAAGTTCTTCTTTTTTGACTTTCTTGGAAGATGATTTTTCTGCTGGAGAAGCTGATATTGTTTGACCAACGTATTGTGCCAACTGCGTTAATACGTGTCCTAATCTAGCAGATCCAGCTTTAAGACTTATTAATGCAAATTTAATATCTTCACCTTTTATCTTTGCCATGGAATCTACGTCTTGACTTTCTATATTTCCTGTCTTTAAAGCGTTAAACACATCTTCTTTAGTTCCACCATAGATTAAGACAATATCCGCTGTGTTCTCTTTTGTTTCTTTTCCTTTAACAAATTTCGAATTGTAAATATCCGCGGCGATATAAAAATCTTTTATAGACGCATGAATAAAATTTGATGGTGTACCTAATTGCGCTAAAGTTACTCCTGATGATCCGCCTATATTTTTTAAATCTCCATCAACCAAATTGTAAATCTTTAAATTTTCCTCACGAGCGTTTGTATCCGAGATAGATTCCAATCTAGTTCTTAGGTTACCCCATTCTTTAAGAAATCCGATTGCAAAATCTACATAATCACCGCTTGTTTTTAATGTTTTATAGTCAGTAATACCAAACGCAGTCAATATAGGAATTGTTTCAAATATTTTTGTTCTATCTGTTTTTTCTGCATTTTTTAAGAATTCTAACTTATTAAGAAGATCTGGGTTGATGATATTTATTATTTTTTCAGCTTTCTTTATGTATGATGATGGCGATATAGCGTCTGCTACTATTATATGTTTAGATTGACTATCATCGTATATTTGTTCACCGATTAAACTACCCTCAGTATCATACCAATTAAAACCTTTTTTATAAAACCCAAATTTCTTGGCTTCATCAACACTATAGTTTACCAATGGAGTTTGTCCCATCAATATAGCCTCTACTCCATAAGCATCTTGTTTCTTTTCCCGTGGCGTTCTTTCGTCTGTATCTTTATTACCCTCAATATCTTTTTCTAATGTTTGATCTAATGTCGCGGGTTGACTTTTAGATTTTTCAGAAGATGTTTGTTCACCACCTTCTGGTTCACCATCTGCAGTAAAAATATTAGTTTGTGCCTTTTTAGGATTTTCAGCAAAGTGAGTTCCTTTGTTTACAGCTCTATCTCTATATTGTTTATTTGGAAACGTTACAAGTATACCGTCTTTGTTGTATGCTTGTCTTTCAGGAAATCTACCAGCTTCAAATAATCTAGCTGTTTTATCTACAATTTCATTAATATCGTAACCAGCCTTCTCCAAGTACTCCTGCAATACAAAAACGTGATCTTCATTTTTAAGATCCAATGTTCCGTTTTTGATACGACTATCACAACCAATTTCGTTTACTAATGATTTAAAGTTCATCTAATATAAATATACATATAAATATATTTACATTTGGACTAATTTCAAATCATTGTAATTATTTCCAATATAGGTTTTTACTTTAAATCGTTTGTTTTTGATAATATCAACCAAATCAATTAATTCTTGTTTATTTGTGTCATTGTGTACATCAAATACAATTGAGTCATACACGTATAGTATGGGTACAATTCTCTTATCACTAACAAACTTAATACACTTACTCAGACTATCAATGCCATATTCAGTCTCAGCAGCTTGAATTATATAAGAAAACAATTTATTTCGGTTGGGATCAACAATGTGCTTATTTGTAATTTTACGTTTATATACCGGAGTTGTTATATATCCATTCTTTTCAAATTTTTGCCAGTACTTATCCTTTAATTCGTTTACCTTTGCAAAATACGGAATGTTACAGTACTGTTGTGAAATTTGTCCATATAGATTAACCATCGTCAATTTCTTTGATTTAGCTATATCTTCAGATGTTACTGTGTCAACATCAAAATAATATTTGGCTAAATGTTCATATATCGTTTCCTTCTCAGGAACTTTATAATCAATCAAATTAGCCACAATGTACGGATGAAATCCGGTAAAATCTACCATCATTAAATGACCGGATTCTCCATACCTAGACACAAAACTAGCTCTGGATCCATCATCTTTTTTGAGCGCTACATAATTAATATTATCATATGCATTACTTGGTCTACCAGTAGGATTGTAGATATTGTAGTTTGTGTATATGAATTTGTTATATGTTTTACTTTTAAAGTATTTTGAAAATACGTCTGTATCAACTTTTAATCCATTTTTTTCCACCTCAAACAAAGTGTCAGATATAACGTTATTAAAAAACTTGAAACAATAATTGTCTGTGTCTTTATCACCCAACGTCTCAATTTGCTTTATCTCAACATCAAATATTCGCTGGTGTATAACATATGGCAATATCAAATTAAAGTTATTGATATTACGATAATTGTATTTCAGAAAGTTCTCAGTCAAACACTCTACTTCATCTAATATTTCGTTGTTGTTAATGAATCCAAACAAATTAACATCTATCAAATTACAATTTAACCAGTACTTGTATGTCTTTTTATTATTGACATACACGATTAAATTTTGCGATTCAATCTCAGATTTAAACTCTTTAAATGTACAATCTATAGGTAAATCGTTGTGTTCAAAATTTAAATATTGTTTGGTACCATCTTTAAAATTAAAGATGAAAGCAGCAATAATATCATTACAAGCGTTATGATAATTATCGTGTTTTGTAATTAATTTTAAATAAATTTTAGATGAATACTCCACAACTTAATTTTACAACAACAATATGGAAAGTCAATTTTATTGTTTGTAAAACTGAGTAATATTTGAAAAAACATCATTAGCACCTCTAATTATGGTGCTTATCTGTTCCACTTGCTTTTTGTTGAATTCTATCACTCCCTGTTCCAATAACATTTTACCGTCATATTTGCTATTTAATACACCTGTAATCTTCCATTTGAACTTTGCCTTTTTAAAAAAGTTACTATCCATTTTACCATATACATCGGATGAAACTTCAGTTATCTCATTGTAGTTTATTTTAGAAACTACATATCTTTCTATGTATCCAACTTTGTAGTCTTTATCGGTCGGCATTGGCAAAAATGTATTTGGTAGGTTAATATTAAAATTACCCAAATTTAATTTTGTCTTGGTTATAATATCCGTATCTTTTATTGTCATACAGGCACCAATTCAATATTTTGATCTGCTACACATCTAGCTAAACAACCCACAACAGTTTCCCATTTACCATTTCCAGCGGTTACATAATGTGTAACATCGGTTATCATAAATATAACATTTTCAGGAATATATGGTTTTGGAAAATTAGAAATACCAAAGTGTTGAAACATTCTAAATCCAAATATACCATCAAACGTTATAGTCAGTGAAAAGTTTGGAGATATACCACTATACAACGGCAAGTTATTTTCTATATCTTGATCATCTATAATTTGACCCAACTTATCTTTCAAATCAGGTGACAAGTTTAATTGTTTGTAGTTCTTTGAAGCATCGTTTGCAATTTCACCTGGGGCTACGTAAGCACTAGTAATAGTTAATACTTTATCTATATTACCATAAGTTTGTATTGTGGAAATCAATGGATTTTGATCCACTGTAAGCTCGTCTTGTGAAGGTACAGTATTGCTCTCACCTGTGCCCGTTTCTTCCTCCTTATTGAATTTATCCAATCTATCTATGAAGCTAGTTAATGGCATACTTGCGTTCTTTGCACTCATAGATGTATCAGAATCATCTGGTTTATTTATACCAGCTTGAAACAGTGTTAATGTAGCTTGTTCATTTGTTAACGACGCGTCAAAACTAATACTCTTTATACACGATTCAGTACCGCCGGCATCAAATACGTATACTTTTTTCAAACTGGGAGCCTTATCACCCAAATCAATATAATTGTTATCTAGTATTGATAATCCACCCAAATCATCTTGTGATATTTGAAACTTCCAGAATCCATTTGAAGCTTCATTGATAACGTTTAATACAGCGTTTGCAAATTGTTGCCAAGTTTGAATTTCTTTATTTTCCGTAATTTCAAGTACTTTAGTTTTACTGATGTATATATTTTTTAAATTGCCATATCTAAATTTCTTAAATGTTCTTTTGATTGATTTTGATCTTTGTTTTTTTGGATCGGTTAATACCAATTCATCCCCATTCAATTCAACTTCTTTGTCATAAATAAAAGGAAATGATATATTATCCGATGGACTATCTTCACTCAATGCTCCGATGTCATAATACAATCTGTTTATAATGGTATCTAAGTTATCTCTATAAGCGCCTGCTGTTTTAAATACAGTTTCAACTTTTTTAGCAGCTCTATATAATTCATCATTTATATCGGTCACTTCTATATCATATTTAGATTTTAAAAAGTTATTTTGATTTACATCTCCATTTTTTAAATAACCACCCGATTTTATTTCTGTTTCTACTCGACTCTGCGCTGTTGGATCGAGTTTATTATTTTTTATCGTATTCAAATAACTTTCATCCGGTAACTTCTTACCAATATTAAATTTTGGAGCAATACCATTTGGAATTAATACGTGAGGGTCGCAACTTATCAAATTTGGATGTGCGTTAATTATCTTATCGACGTTAATAGTAAATGTTTTGTTTGACACAACTGTGCAGAATCTGTTGGCAACTTCAAACAGAAAATCTAATTGCATCCAAACTTCATCGTCACCCTTAGTATCAAAATCACACCGATCATCTTTATATGATACAGCTTTATAGTCCACCTTACCAATTTTAACAGATTTGTATGATATACTATCGTCTCCAATTGGAATTGATGGTTTTTTATATACATTAGTCGCATCAGTTCTACCTATAAAGATTCGATTTTCAACTTTACCATCGTAAAAATTTTGGTTTTGTATGAAGTGTTGATTTATCGAATTATCATAATCATCTGAATTGGATATACCGCTTGATGCGATATACGCCATAAAGTTTTTTCTATCAACTATAACTTGTTTTAACTTAGGTAATCCTGTTTTTAAGAATGTTTTTAACCCAGTATATTCTTTGGTTTCGGTTGGAATCTTTTTTCCAGTCGCATCTGTCTTTGTCTCTGTGGTGGTACTCACATTATTTTCAGCCGGCATACCAGCAAATAATGCCTGTCGAGAAGTTAATTCAACGCTACAATCATATACGGTGCCATCTTGAGTGGCAAAATTATATTTGGTGATAATACCGGTTATACATCCATAATTACCATATGATTGATACCATCTATCCATCACTTTTTGTGGTTGTTGTATAATAGACCAACATTCATCGGGATTACTCAATTCGATCAACGAATTGATATTAAATAAGTTCCATCCAATTTCAACAAATACGTTTATTCTGGGTGTTAAAAAGAATGGTGCTAAATATTCCAATTGAGCCAATCCATAACATTTGAATTTTATCGTAACAAAAGCTAACATATCTTTGCTAGTTTTTATTTCTATGCTATCTAAATTAGGCGGTGGTAATACAGAAGATATTTCAGATTTCTGTGCGCTTTCTATAATCTTGCCATTTCTGTTAAAAGTACTTGGCCATTTGGAAGAAAATTGAGATCTATATTTAGGATCTATATAATGTGGTTCACCATTGGCTTCGTATCCAATGATAGCCTTATCTTGTTTTAATATATTTCCCTCTTGTTTGAATCCGTATGCTTCATAAAAACCATTACCAGGCATAAATAAAAATCCATCATATGCCTTTTCTTTACCATTTTTATTTAATATCGTGCTACGTGGCACCAATCCATTTCCCGCTATACCAGTACCATTTGAAAATACACGTATCCATGGAGTCATCGGACCTTTGTATTGATCATGTTTATTGAAAAAATCATAAACTACACCACTTGGATCTCCTGAACTTGGATAGTTGAAACCAACATTATTTGTGTTTTTTCTACGTCGTAACTCACGAATCAGTGAAACGGGAATATTTTGTACTTCCCACCATCTAGGTTCTTCCGCGATTTCTTCCTCGTATGCCATATAACTTAACTATTAATCTGTTTAAGATTCTGCAATATATTTGGTAAGTTACCTGGTATTCGTAATTGTTTATCTGCATTAACAGACAATTTACCCTCTGCTATGTTATTAGCCAATGCAATTATCCACCAATACATTTCGTCCCCATAGTATTTTTTAGCTAAAGCGTCTAAATAATCTTCATCGGACGTTGTAATATACAGATCATCGTCAGACTCAGGTATATTCGGATAATATGTGGTTTTAAATACCATTTTACCATCGTATCTTTTTTCAGTTGGTGTAAATTGATATCTCATTCATTTCCTTGTCTATCAACATCATATCGCATATTCATTGAAAAATCATTGTTAGCTGCATCATTGTAATCTTTACCGCCATAAAGATCAGTTGTGCCAAATGTAGATACCGTAGCAGTTTCTCCAATATCCGCCTGAGTCATAGTTGGAACAGGAGCATTACCCCAAACAGCTCTTCCTGTTTTTGGTCTGTCTTTTTCCATTATAGCCATTGTGATACTAATTTCAGCTTCTCTTGGAAACTGAGCTACTTTACCTTTCATACTAGTCTTTCCAAATGTAAATATATTTCCCAAATTATAACTCCAATCTTGATTTTTCACAGTATTTTCATTGATCAATTCCCAAGATGCATCTTCTGGTATAGATACGTTGCAAGAATTTAATACAACGCAATGATTCTTATAAAAGTCACCAAGTGTAAATTGTACCATAGGCGGTATCATAAATCCACCATTAATAGTAGATGTATAATTAGAAGGTCTAGTTAAACCCACCAAATAATTTACACGTTGCCACATAGGTAATAATTCTTTAACAGAATGTGCAACTACTTTGAAGTTGAAACTAACATCTCTTGTAAATCCTTTGTAATAATATAACTTGTCAGGTCTGCCAAGATATTCAATTGGCTCCCAAGTTGCGGCATTATTTTCTTGTAATGATTTAACCGTAGCATTAAACGGTATAAATCTGTTGTTCACAATATCATAGAAATAAAACTTAACCAAATCAGGGCCCAATCCATTGAATTGATCGTTATATTTCTGAGCAAATTCATCAGCATTTAACACACCCAGACTATTAACATAATCAACATTATTGGTGGGTCTTATAAATCTATCAGTACCCTCTTTTTTTCCTAATAAGGTTGGGAATTTTTCTGGATTTGCTCTTATTCTTCCTGTATATGTATACTGATTTGCACTGTCAGATCCTTCGGGGTTCGTTCTGTCCGATTTTACTTTTGCCAAATAATTAAAACCTACATCATCAGTAACATTTTGTTGTATTTTTCCAAATGCTGGATAATGGGCATATTTTAAATTATCTGTTCCAGCGATTTTATTTTTTAAAGTAACGTTTAAATCTTGAAGATATTGTACTGTTTTATCTGTTTTATCTGAAAGTGTACGTTGATAGTTTACAGATAATTGCGGATCTGTATATTGCTTATAATTTAATAATTGATCGCTATATTCTACATCACCATCTATTTTAACTAAATCACCGTAACGATTGGTGTTAGCCCCATCCACAGAACTGATTTCAACGTTATTAATTGTATATGAATCGGTTAATTTACCAACACCAGGAGTAGTCGAATATGTAACTGATAGAAAACTATTGTTTCTTAAATTTTTATTACTCTGAACATATAATCTCAGTCTTTTAGAAACGATGTTTGTCAACGGTGTAGCAAAGAATCTCATTCCACTTGTGCCACTACTGTTACCGCCTGTTATTTTTTGCAATCCAATAGCTTTTAACAACCCACCAATAAAACCACCTTTTGTTTTTGGCTGCGTGCCTGTAAACAATAAATTATTACCTTGATTTACATTAACATTTAGATTGGCACTTTTTTTACCTCCCGACGTATCATGTGTAATAGAGTTGCTCCATCTATTAGTATTCAACATCAGATCATATGTATCTTCGTCCGCTCTGTAATTTAATCCTGCTATTGGTTGAGTAGGTGGCAACAATCCACCTAGAATCGTATTGTTCTTTAAAAATGATCCAGCTGCTTTTAATAGATTACCAAAAAATCCACCTTTACCAGCGGAATTACTCATCAAACTCTTGTATCGTTTGTTGTTATAAGCAGAGGTAGCTGTGTTACCTCTTAATAATCCTTTAACACCATCACGACCTGTAATAGGCATTACTTGATCTGCTTTATCGCCACCACCAAACAATCCCGTAAAATTGAAGAATCCACCCAATCCACCTTTAGGTACACTAGCAGCACTAGCCACACTACTGCGAGGCGGCGATGGATTTCCTTCAGTAGCACCAAACAAACCACCAATAGCTTTGGTAATGCCACCGAGACCAGCGGCCCCCATTAAACCACCCACAAGGTTACTGCTATCTATAAATCTGGTTGGCCTTTCTATAGCGCCAAATGTTGATAATCTAACTGCGGCTAAAAGAGGACTTGCTGGATTATATATCTTCGTTTCATCAAACGAAGCAAATCCCTGTAGTATTATTTGTTTTGTTAAAAAAGCGCCACCTTTACCAGATCCCAAAAATCTTCTGATACGAGTTCCATCTCTTAAGGCGGATTGTATAGGAAACGATCTACTAGCGTTTATCTTTTGACGTTGACCTTGATTCGGATTCGCGTAGAATGGGGGTGCCAATTCACTACTAATTAATCCTTTAGCGTATAAATCAATTGGTTTATTTTTGTTATATAATACGTCACTGTTATTTTTAGTGTTAAATAACGTTTCTAATTTACCAGGTGCTCTTAGATTTATATACTGTTCAGTATTTAACGGTAAAGATAAACCAGCACCTTGTATATTAGAAAGTGTGGTAACCTGCGCACCATCATTGCCTATTGCGCCATAATATGTATTACTATTTGCCATTAATTATAAATATTAGATTAATTGGTTGTTGCTTGACCAAATGAACCAAATTTTGAATTACTTGTTGCCAATAGTTGATTTGCACGTTGTCCATCAATATATACAGCAATTTGACCAGATGCCATCATTGATGTTAGTTTATCCAGTTTTTCAACCACCGCTTTGTTGGAACTTACAATTGCATTAATAATAGAATCGGTTTGTAAACCTTGTCCTTTGTTTTTTTCATCAACTTTTGCAGATTTACCAGTAGATTCATTAGTAGGTTCATCAGTAACACCAAGTATTTTACCAACAAAACTAAATCCTTTTCCTACTAAGTCAGTTATAAATCCACCCACGCCTTTTAACTTTTCCCACACTTTTTCAAGCGCATTAATAATAAATGTAAAAGCCCCACTGAATGTATCTTTTAGAACAGATCCAACTTCCGATACAGCAGACTTTATTAGTTGAAATGCTTTTTTAAATGGATACGTAATCAAATCAAACATCACATCAACTACTTTTTTAAGTGATTGGATTATAAAATCAAAAGATAAACTAAATACATCTTTAATAAACGACCCCGACTCGGATACAATTAATTTTACCAACTCAAATCCGTTTCTAAATGCATTTGTAATCAAATCAAACATTGCGCCTGACACCGATTTTAAAGCATCAACTAAGAATGTAAAAGCACCGCTAAATATATCTTTGATCAATGCGCCCACTTCGCTTATGATTGATTTCACTAAATCAAATCCGTTTCTAAATGCATTTGTAATCAAATCAAACATTGCGCCTGACACCGATTTTAAAGCATCAACTAAGAATGTAAAAGCACCGCTAAATATATCTTTGATGAATGCGCCCACCCCGCTTATGATTGATTTTACCAACTCAAACCCTTTTCTAAATGGATATGTAAGTATATCAAACATTGCGCCTGACACTGATTTGAAAGCATCAACTAAGAATGTAAAAGCACTGTTAAATATATCTTTGATGAATGCGCCCACTTCACTTATGATTGATTTTACCAACTCAAATGCTTTTCTAAATGAATTTGTAATCAAATCAAACATTGCGCCTGAATCTGATTTGAAAGCGTCAACTAAGAATGTAAAAGCGCCGCTAAATATATCTTTGATAAATGTGATTACTTCGCTTATGATTGATTTCACCAAATCAAATCCTTTTCTAAATGGATATGTTATTAACTCAAACAATGTATCAACTATAGATTTAAAAGCATAAATATAAGTTGTTTTTATAATATCAATCAGCTCAGGTATAATTTGAGCGGCTTTTTTAAATGGATATGTAAGTACATCAAATAACATATCTACTACAGATTTAATACCATCAACAATTGCTAAACCAATTTTCGATGGAGATTTACCACCCAATTTGTCCATTACCCAATTATATATCGCTTCAAATGGCCATTTAAGTGTAGTATATAAAGTGTCTGCTATAGATGCAATACCATCAGCGATTGCATTCAACCCAAAAGCTTTCAAAATCAACAATCCTAATTTTCCCACTGTTTTATATATAGCTATAGGCAGTTTTACGAAAGCCGCAACAATAAGTTCAATTGCTAATCTTGCAATATTTGCAAAAATTTTACCCCATTCAATTCCCCCTCCTCCACCACTAAATAACTCTTCAATTTTATCAGGCAAACTCGTCAGTCCGTCTAATAAAAAATTGGTTACGTCTTTAAGTATTCCCGCAAAATCTATATTGGCTAAAAACGATGGTATCTTTTTAAGAAAATCCCAAACCATTTTTAATGGTTCAATCACCAAAACATTAATTACAGCTTTTAATCCAGCTACAGCTTTTTGACTGGTAGTACCTGTGGTTTCACTAAATGCTTTGAAAAATGCTATACCGCCTTGTATTACGGATATAACAATGCCTATCGGTCCCAAAAATTTAGCTACTCCTCCAAAAAGCGGTCCAAATGATGTAAATATTTTACTAACTCCACTCAGACCACCAATTGCTTTACCAACACTACCGAGCATTTTTAAAGGTACCATTAATACGTTTTTTATACTCCCCAACACACCTGTTATTTTACCACTAACATTAAATATCTGGTTAAATCCACTAAATATTCCGGAAACTTTACCACCGATACTGCCAATACTACTGCCCATCTTTGCAAAAATAGAAAATTTATTGGTTATTTTTTCAACTATGCCTGCTGTATTTAAAAAACCATTTGCAATTGAACCCACTCCTTTTCCTATAGAACCAACAACGTTACCCATTGTTTGAAAACCATTTCCAGAATTTTTTATAACATCTGAAAATTTCATAATTTTTATAGCTATATCATCAATTTTTACAGCCACATTTAATATTGAATTTTTAAGACTACCACTGGTGGTTAACCATTTTAAAGTTGATTTTATTACCCCGCCAATAGAGTTGGCAATAGAGCTGGTACCAGACTTAAAAATTGTAAAAAACTCCACTGATGCGTTTTTAAAGTTTGTAAATACAGATTTTGCAGCTTTGATTGACTCTGTAGTACCCGTGATCGCATCATCTATTTTTTTAAAAATGAGTGCAATATATTCTAAATTTTTAAATATTAAAAATGCTTTACCTATTTCTTGAGCAAATTCTTTAATTTGAGCTCTGTTATCTTTTATATACTTTAATAACTCTGTAAATATTGGTCCTATTCCTTCCAATATAGGCCCAATAAATTCCATAAAAATTGCATTAATTTCATTTTGCAATTGTTTCATTCTGGTTTGATTTTTTTCTTGAATCAATCCTTTTTCATATTCAGCCTGCGCAGCTTTTTTAGCAGCTATAGGATCTTTCTTCATCATTTCTGCCATTTGTTTTTTCTTTTCCGCTTCGGCTCTTACCAATGGATCTTTTGATTTTAATGCTTCTTTCAGATTTTCTTCAGCATTTAACATTTCTTGCAATTCTTTTACAGTCTTACCAGCAGCTTTTGCAAACGCGTCTTGTGCAATTGGATTTAACTGATTGAACTTAATTTTTTTAGCTTGATCCAATATTAATTTATTTGCCCCAATAATATCGCCTTGAAATGCCAATCTGCGAGCTTCATTAAAATTAATATTTTTACCAATCAATGCACTAGCTTTTAATTCGGATTGAATACTACTTTCAAAATCAAGCAAACCTTTTGCGGTATTTGCCATATTATCAAGAGTAGTACCCATCTGTCTAGCTTGAGCTGCAGCTCTAACCAGTTCATCTGCGTTTTTACCAGCATACATTCTAGCCGCGTCAGATGCGTTTGCAACATCGCTCATCACATCATCTAATCCAACACCATAAGCATTCGCCGCAAATTTTGCCAATCCTAACATATTTTGTTTGGCCATTGCACTTTTACCAGATACACCGCCCAATGTCTGTAAAAACTTAGCACTTGTTTCTGCAGATATACCGAATTGAGCAGACATTATCGAAACATCTTTTACCAATCCTTTCTCCATAGATTGCAAACTTGTAAAAGTTGAACCTATTTGTTTCATTGTACCACCAAGTTGTTCAGCATTTATACCAAACTCAGCTAACTGAATAGAAGCTTCACGTATATTTTTTTCAAAAATTGCACCCTGACTAGGTAACAATCCAAATTTCTGTCTCACATTTGTAGCAGCAGTATCAATTTCATTAAATATGTCTAATATTTTTGTAAAAGTGCCAACTATTGTAGTAGGCATATTTAGTTTAGCCATTAAACTTCCTGCCAAATCACCCATCTTGTTTAACAACTGCACGCCCATCTCCAACGCTTTGTTATACACATTTAATAAATCATTTCCTATTTTTAATAAATTATTACGTAGTTTTAACGATGCTAACTGGGAACCACTATTGCTTAATAACTTCTTTTCTAAATTTAACTGAGTTTCTGTTTCTTCAATTAAATTTATCTTAGCCTTAATCTCTGAGCTCAGAGCATTACTACCTTGCAAATTAACCAGCTCAGCATTATATGTTAATAAATCCCGACCTAACTTCAATAATGTTTTGTGGCTACTGATACGTGCCGATGATAATTCCTCTATTTTCATTTCGGAATTTTGAAGTTTCAATGACATTTGTTCTTGTAGACTTTTTCCTTTTAACTGTTCATTAATCTTATCTTGTTGTGTTTTATACACTTGCCCCAAAGATTTGGCTATATCCACATTGTTCTGTTCAGCGACAGTTATTTTGCGTAAATCGTCCAGTGTTTGGCCGATTTCCGATTTTATATCAATTAAGTTCTTTAAGTACTCTCTTGAGGCCGCTGCGGCCTTTTCATCAAATGGTTGTGTTGCCATATAATATATAAATATGACAACTATATCATTTTACACTAAAAAGGCCTGTCTACTTTACCCGACTTTTTAGTGGGTTCCTTGTAACTATCACTTTCTTTGTTCTTTATATTTGCTAATTGAGCATAATAAAAATTGCGCAAAAACACGGGTAATTGATACGCAATTTGTACATTTACAGCTCCTTGCGAGAAGTAACTCAATTCAAATATTTGACTGTGAACTTGTACCTTATATTCAGGACTCAGGCCAAAAAAACTGTACCGTCATAGGTACATCCATCCTTTCCACCTCACCACAGTGTTCACATACAAAGTCAAAACCCATATCCAATTCAGGCGCAATTGTTTTAACATAAGATCTCAACGCCATACTGTCCTTTGATAGTAGCTCATTATCAACAAACTTATTAATAGCCGCTATATCAGGCTTTCCATCAATACTGACGATCAACTTTTTAAGTCTAGTAGTAACTTCGGTGCTAGAATGTTTTTTAATCTTGGTTAGAGCCTTAATATCACGATCAATACTTTCTTGATCACCTGACGTAATTAGTTTAAACGTGATTCGTCTCTTGCTGAATGGAAACTCAAATTCAAATTCGTTGGTACCTTTTTGAAACTTGCTGAAATCCGTTTCTTTTTCATTTAATGTGCTTAAATCAATATAAGTTTTGTTTTCGGTATTACACTTTTTACATTCAATCTTTACTGGTCCATATTTATCACCATATGCCAATCGTCTAGCAGCGATAAATAAAGAATTTTTATCAATCATTAACAAGTCTTGAGTTCTTACGCCGGGCGTAACAATTAGACTTTCCATCAATTTATCCAATACGGTACCGTTTTTGATGAAATTTTCATTGGTCAGAATATCTTCTTCCCTAGCAGTCATCATCTTTAATTCAATGATTCCTTTGCTCAATGGATTAGATTCATCATAAAAATAACCCTTTGATGGCAAATCAATTGTTTCAGATGGATAACTTGTAGCTACAGGTGTGGGAGCAGCTGAATGTTGTTGTTTTAATTTTTGAATAATAATTTCGTCACTCATAACTTTGTAACAATATATAGAACATTATATAACTTTTTAATTATTATATTTAATCTTGTTTTAATTGCAACGCAATTTTTTTACTATCCACCAAAGCCTTCTTTATTTTTACATTTGCCTCAGCGGCATCTTTTTCCTCTGGAGTAGTAGCCGATGATAAATTATCATTTGCTTTTTTTAAATCTTCTTCTGCGCCTTCAAGTTCCGCTTGTCGAAGATCCTCTTCAGCCGCATTTCGTTTTTCTTTGGCAGAATTTATTTTATCTTCGTCTTCTTTTAAGATACCCACAATCAATTTCTTTAATAGCTTCTTTTGCTTTTCTGTCAATTTACCACTGGTGTTACCCAATTTGTTGTTTAATATCTTATGTATCTTGGGATTATAACTACCAAATAGATCCACAATAAATGCTTTTTGTTGTTCGGGCTTTAGTGTTGAATACTGAGATCTTAATTGACTCGCACTTCTTGCTGGTAATCCTAATACTGTAAAATCTGTTGTTGGCACTGTAATTAAGTAACCGTGTTTAATTGCTGGTTCCAATTTGCTTTCATTTTTTGGTATTGGCTGCAAATACGAAGGAGATCCATCTTTTTTGACAAAGTTCTTGAATCTTGGATCTTCAGCCATATCTTTTTGACTAACCGCAAAAATAATACTGTCACGTTCTACATTGATTGGTATCTGACTTGATACACTTTGCAAATTATAGTTGTTTTTGACATTTAGTATTTTATTGGATGGTATACCAGTTGCCATCATCATTTCTTTTTTCTCATCAAATGAAAAAGGCGACTTTGGCAATTCAACTACTCCGGTAGTTGTTATGTATACGTCATTGCCACCAAATTTGGTGCTTAAATAGTTATATACACCCTTGTGACCTGTGTGAAAAGGATGAAATCTACCAGGATAAATGACGAATACTTTCTTGCCCATTTGCATATGTTAATAAATAGAAAACCCCACAGATAAATGTGGGGTTCTTTTTAATTTGGTTACCAAATCTTAATACTGAAGAATTGCGTAATCGATTGATATTGTTAAACTAATCATTTGAGCGGCACCATCATCGCTCCAATCCATTTCTTGGAAATCAGCGCTTGTGATGAATGCGCCCTTTAGTGTCCATTCTTCCACTTTATCGCCGACGGGGCCAAGAACGTTAATAGTAAGATCTTTTTTATAGAAATCTTGATAACCATCACGACCAGTAACTGATTCGTGATGCAAACGAACCCACTCCATTACAGCTTGAGCGCCAGATGGTACAATTGGATCATAAAGTTCCATACTGATATCATCCCAAACACTCTTACCTTTGTAGTAAGTTTTTATGTTCATGTGGTCAAGTTCTTTCTTAGCTTGTGTTAACTTAGGACGATTGACCTTTTTAATAATGAATGATGGAAGACCATCAACGTAAAGAATAAAACGATTCTTTACTTTTGGTTCAAAAGCTGTTGAAAAAATTTCTGATGGATTTAGTAGTTCTGCCATATTTTTACCTTATGTTATTGATTATAAATATAAAAGAATTTATGTTTTAATTAACTTTTTTTAAATATGACTCAAATTTTTATCCGTGATATTATTTATCGCGTCTTTTAGTTGATTAACGTACCCACTGGATCTCAAAAGTTTGAACACTAAGTTTTCTGTGCTGTATTCTCCACTTTTAGCCAATCCAGCTTCACGCATTTCATATAACCGCTTTATCAAACGTTTCAATTTGTCTAGATCTTGTTCTTTTACAGCCATATTAATAAATGTTACATATTCTTTATATTTCTTTGAAATAGTAGCTTTATCAATCTGTATGTCTTCTATTTTTGGCTTTTTTACCCAAGTATTTTTAGTCAAACTATATACAGCTTGACTTCGGTTAACTTCATTAACATCTTGAATATAAACTTCCACTGGATGATTACCAATTCGAATGTCATGCGAATCATTCCATTTACTTTTTAAGCCACCCACATAATTCTTAACAATTTCTTTATTATCATTAATCTTAGAAAAATCTACAAGCAAATGTAAATCTATATCACTGGTGGGTGACCAATTATATCCGGCGGTACTACCAAGAAAATATACATTTTCAAGCGGTACATTCAAATCAGTATCTTTGTAGAAAGTATTTGCTATAGTTAATAGTTTATTTAATACTTCAGGTTTTATTTCATCTTTAGTTGCCCAAATTGCAGGATTTAAAATACTATTATAAATTCTATGTTTTTCTTTAATACCCAACATTTCTTTTAGTTGATTAATAGTATCTATAGCATTTTTATGCAATATTGCTTTGCCACCAGCATTTATAAAATCATTTACATTATCTTCACGATCATCTATTAAAATACTATCAGCATTTGCAAACTTTGCTTTTAAATTTCTATGCGGTACCAAATTAGCTTCAATATCAATCTTATTATTAGCTAACCATTGCTTTTTACCAATATAAGATAATTTACTAGGTGCATGACTCAATATTTCTACAGGTAAATTTTTTACAAAATTATAAAGCAACTTACCATCTTTCATCCAAGGCATTGTAGAATAATATTCAGGACAATTTTTATCAACAAATTTAAATCTATTTTTTTTGCCATGCTCAACATCATAAGTTTCTACAGGCACTCCACCACTATAGCGCTTAAACTGTGATTCCCAATCACTTATTACTCCATCCATATCCAAATATATTTTATGTTTATTAGTAATCATTTATAATAAATAGTAGCATATCAAGCGCTTAACTTTAATTTAACTATCAATAATTTAGTATTATTTAATTAATATTTAACAACCACTTAATTCAACAAGCGCTTGCTTATGCTTATACTTTATATAAATTATAAAGTCAAGACTATTAATAATTATAATTTTAATTTGGCTTAATAGGCCACACAATATTATCTAAATCATCTGCGATTTGAGGTATATCTCTTAAAGACTGTCTATATTGTCTATATGCAGTTTTTTGCGCATCCGAATAATCTTCCCATCTATCAATTGTTACGTAACTATCAGATTCGTTTAAAAGTTCATCACGATACAGTCTTACTTTTATTAGCTTATCTGATTTAATTTCCGCATCTGTTTTATCTAAAACCACACCTGTATAAACTATATTATCTTTCAGTATAGGCACATCTAATAATTTAAAGATTTGTGTTTCTGGATTATGTGGTATGAATTCAACGACTTTATATAAAGTGTGAGTCTTTAAAAATTCATCAGGTATTCCAACGTCAGGAAATGAAACGTTAGGAAACATTATATAGATACTCTGTATATAAATTGAATTGTTTATTATTTTTGCTACTTTCATAATTTTATTATTTTGATCCACCCGCAGTTAAATACGCAACTCTTTGATAACTTCTATCACCCGCATTAAACATAAATTTATCATATGGTGGATTTGAAGTACTTAAACTTCTATATTCACCGCTACCAACTCCAAAGGTAATATAGGCGTTGCTACTAATATATGCGGTGGTTCTAGATGTACCAAAAAATGTTGTTGGGGCTATTGTTACTGAAACGAAATTATCATCCACACTCCCATTTTGTAAACTGGTCCAACTTGTAGGAGGCCAACTACCCACGGAGCTTGCGCCTAAAGAAGGGTTTGTTGATCCTGCGGCTGTCGCGACTCCGTTTATATATTGATAACCAGAATAAAATGTAGTGGTTGTTCCTGATGCATTCCAAACATATGTAGTATTAGCTGAAGGAGAAAGAGCTGTGCCAGTTCCTCCAGCTGTATAATGACCGGAAATTCCACCGGTATTAGCCCAATTGCCTAATCTCAATTCTACAAATCCATCTGTAAATAAATAGATTTCATATATACAGGTACTGGACCCAAGTGTTCCACTTGTAGTAGTAGCTCCTTCATATCTTACCAAAGTATAATTTACTGATTTACGTCTTATTAATGATGCTCTACCTGATCCTATTGTTGCCATAAATATTAGAAATTTTGTCCGCCTATAAAACCATACCAGTTTGTATCGTCATATATAAAGCTAAATATATCATATTTATTGTTTGTTGTAGTTAATGTTGGAGCTGTTCCACCTGGCCATTTGACACCCACGCCTCCAAATGTCCAAGTTATAGTATATACAGATCCGTTTGGTATTGTTACTATTGTAAATGAATTAACTTTTCCAGCGGTTAAATTATTAATAGTAAAACTAGTAACACTAGCATTAAGAGTTAACAAAGCAACAGTTGTAGTTTTAAGGTCTATAGTAACAACCCCAGATGAAGGTGTAACAGAAGTGTAAGTTTCCTTAACACCTTGTATCCTACTTTCTCCAGCAATAGTAAAAATACCACTTGTACCACTTGTACCACTTGTACTAACACTCAAAAAATCAACACTCTGTAAAGTACTAACCCCAGTCGTTTTTACTAAATAATTAGGTTCATTCGTAAAACTACCACCACTAATACCACTTTCACCACTAGGCGCACCAATACCACTCGTACCACTCGTACCACTACTTCCACTACTTCCACTACTTCCACTTTCACCGCTACTAGAACTATTTCCAGAATCAGCACTCACACCACTTGTTCCACTACTACCTGCAGTACCACTTTCACCACTTGTTCCACTTGTTCCACTAGTTCCACTACTTCCACTTGTACCACTTGATCCTGCTCTTCCACTAGTTCCACTAGATCCACTCTCACCACTTCCACTAGTTCCACTACTTCCACTTGTACCACTACTTCCACTTGTACCACTTGATCCTGCTCTTCCACTAGTTCCACTAGATCCACTCTCACCACTTCCACTAGTTCCACTAGTTCCACTAGTTCCACTTGTACCACTAGTACCACTACTTCCACTACTTCCATTTGCGCCACTAGATCCACTTGTACCACTACTTCCACTAGATCCACTTGTACCACTTGATCCACTTGTTCCACTCGTACCACTACTTCCACTTGTACTACTAGATCCGCTGGTACCACTACTTCCGCTGGTACCACTTGATCCGCTGGATCCACTTGTACCACTACTTCCACTAGATCCACTTGTACCACTTGATCCACTTGTTCCACTCGTACCACTACTTCCACTTGTACTACTAGATCCGCTGGTACCACTACTTCCGCTGGTACCACTTG